TAGCTATAGTATCTGCCAATATACCCGATAAGATGCTTGAGAATGAATTATCTCCATTATCGTGTCTAGCACATGTTAATTGTGATCTCCACCACTGAGCTGTTGCTTTTGCTAATTCTTTGTTATTCATTTGATTTTTCTCCTTAGTTTTAATATTTTTTAGAATTAGTTATTAAGTAATTAATACTTATATTCAAAGTTATAATATATAATTAAAATATAAAAAATTTACGAAAAAATAAAATAGAAGGGATTTCTCCCTTCTATTTAATATCTGGTTGTTAACCCTAAACTCTTTGCTTTTGCTGCAATAGCAGCTTTAGATCTTCTAGGAATATAGAAAGAAACCTTAGTTCCCATATTGCAATAGTATTTAATAAGAATATCTAATTCTTCTTTAGACCATCTAGTTCTATCGTATGTTATACCAAGCTTTGAAGCTTGAGCTCTACAAGCTTTAAAAGTTCTACCTGGAAGATGATTAACAATATCTTTACCTATAGTTTGATAATACTTTTTAAGTATAGCATTTTCTTCTTCAGTCCATTTTTTTCTTTCGCTCATAATATATTTCTCCTTAACAAAATAAATATTGGTATAGACTCTCGTCTATACCAACTTTATATTATACAATTATTTAACAATTTTACACATTTCTCTATATTGAACGTGTTTAACCATTTCCACATATAGAGAACGATCATATTTCTCCAGATGTTCTAATATCAAATCATTAGGTAAAACATCTTTACAGAAATATGCAGATGCAAATGGAGTGCCTTTATTAGGAGTTACCATATTACTAGGATCATGAAAATCTATTCTCTGATCAAAAGCTAATAACTGAATACCATTTTTAAAGTATTCATATCTACTTACACCTTGAAGCGAATTCAATGGTAATAATATAGCAAATGGTTTACCAAGTTCATATAATCTTGCTATAACTTCATCTTTACAAGAAAAAGGAGGATTAGTAACAATAATATCATAATAATCAGGTTCATAATTAAAAAAATTTAAACCATTATCTTTATGACCAGCAATTACAGCATTGCCATTTTCTCTAAGCAATCTTACATAAGAACTCCATTCCTGATCAAATGGACACCATACTACTAAATTAGAAGGTATATATTTAATTATAGGATTAGAAGCATAATAAGGAGTATATGCTTCATCTTTATTTTTATTACTTGTTAAATAACCTATATTCATCATATTAAATATGCCTCCTAAATCTTAACCTAATAATGGTTTAGAACCATCTTCCCAATTCATACAGCCATAACCATTTTGCTTATTACATTCAAATCCGTCACCGCAGCAACATCCAACACAATGTTCAATGAATCTTTCTTCTTCTGTTAGATTATAGTCGTTACAATCAAAATACCCACAGCCGTCTTGATGAATACATCCATCGCATCCATTCATATGTCTATCCTTTTTATTTTACCACATTTTTTACACATAAAAACTATTGTACTACCAATGACAAAGTTACCTTCCATTTTTGTTGCATCTTTAATTTTCTCCCAATTATGCTCACATTTTGGATGTCCGATTAAAAACCATATAAGCATACCTATACATATTCCTACAAATAAGCATAATATTATAACTGCAATTAATTGTTGTGTTGTAACCATAATAATTGTTCTCCTAAAATATTTATTTCATATAATCTGAAGATGCTACATATATAGCAAAGCATATAAATAACATTCCAAAACTAAATGCTTGTAAATTAAATCCTTTTATCTCAATAGTAGCAAACATACATGCTAAACATATAAAACCTGAAATAATGCTAACTATTAGACTTATAAGCGGTAATTTATTATGCTTCAAAGTCTTCCACCTCACATCCAGTTAGCCATTTTAAAGCTAATTTTTGTAGCCAATTACGTCTTTTATAAAAAATATAATATTGAGGGTATTTTCCGCCAGTAAACTTTAATCTTGTTCGAATTACTTTTTTATTCTTTTTCATATATATTCTCCTAATTTTAAATTACTATAGAAGGAGGATTTAACCTCCTTCTATTCATATTCTTCTAAATCTGTATGTTTTGCTCTTAAATTGATCTTTTTAATTACTTCAATTTTTATAAATGGTAGTGTTAGATAATAGCAAATATTATGTAAATACCATTCTATATACATTGATAAGTAACTTCGATTAAGATAATTCTCTGCATTGACAGCATGGTGCCATGCAACTTCTTTAACTCTTTCATCAATTAGTTTCTTCATAGTTTTAGGATTCCATACTCTAAAACTATTTTTCATATGTAAATTTCGCATTTATATATCACCGTCCTTTTAAGTATTATTTACTTAAAAGTCCAGATAATTCTAAATTGGAAAGCACTAATTGTTTTAATCCTTCAGGTGTAACTTTACGTAATTTGCATGATGATGGTCTTTTACATATTGTGATATCATCCGTACGTTCAGTTAAACCACAATTTTCATAATTATTTGATTTGTAATATGGGCACTCTTTACAATTTTCAGGCATTTCAAATACAAGAAAACTATCATAAGGTAAAGTGATTTTAAAATTAATATTTAAGTTAATACTATCAGCATCATATGATTCTTTATGTTTAACTTCTGTTTTTGTGTTCATTTTTGTTCTCCTTCGCACTTAGTCATTCCATCTAAAGCATCTATATTTATTAGATTTACAACAATAGATTTGTTCTATATCATCTATTGTTTTTGTTTCTACAGATAAATCATGTATTATAAAATCTTCTATAGAAAATTGTTTTGATAAGTTATATTTAAAACACATATCTCGTTTAGGACAATTGGAACCTAAACATGGTGCATCCTCTTCAGATGTAACTATATCAAATTTATCTTTAAATTTAACATAACTAAATCCTTTATCTATATCGTAAACTATTTCACCAGGCATACATAAATCTTTAACATCAATAGCTTGATTGATATTTGCACATACTTTCATACTATATTTAACACTCATATGTTACCTCTGATTATTCTACGAGGTATAAAGTCAAGAGAAATTTTATATATTTTATTAATACCACCGTTATAAAAGATATAACCCCTATCCAAAGCTTCTTCTAAAGATACTTCTTCTAATTCATTCCAGTAATGAATTCCATCTCCAATTTTATAAATTGTTTTAGTATTGGAATAGCCTATAAGAATTTCATCTTTATAAGGAATTCTAGTAGTGATTTTCCATTCATCTAAAGAATCATTCCTGGGAATTATTCTCATGTCTTGAGCTTCAGGAAATTCTTTAACTATTATTTCTGGCTCTTTTTGTATACTTTCTTTTTCTTTTTGGTTCTCCGTCATTTTCTTTGAGTCTGGTTTTGAAATAATTTTGTGGTTTAAGAATGCCATATTTATCGTCCTCCCTTATATTGTCAAATGTAATATTACAAAAACGACATCTATAATGTGTTTTTATTGATTTGCCATTAACCATATGATATAATACTTCATAATAAGATTCACCGCATCCAGGGCATTTAATAGATTTATCTGTTTCCACCATATTAAGATATCTCCTAAAAAATAAATATTAAATTATTTAGGGATAGGAGTAAATCCTATCCCTTTTAATAATTTGTACATGAATTAATTAAATCTTATTTTTCTACGGGTGGTATAGTTTCAATCATATTGTATTTGGATATTATCATCTGCTGTATTTCTTCTGGAGTGATTCTTTTAAGTTTACATGTCGATGGTCTTTGTTTATAATCTTCATCTGTAAACGGGGCATTTCTACCACATTCTCCAGAATTCATAAAACCAACAGGACAGCTTGAACAGCTTGTTGGATATTCAAGTACGATATATGATTCATATGGTAATTCTATTTCAAATGTCAATTTAAATTTAGGACCTTTATCAGTATATTCATTTTTATAAGATAAAGTACTAAATCCTTTATCTTTTGGTTCAAAATACTTATAACCATTAGTGCCATTATCTCCGCACCATACTGTAACTTCACAAAATGGTTTACCATTTTCATCTGTTCCAGCTTTACCACTTCCGTAAGTTGAGAAGTCAACTACATCGCCATCGTTAAAATACTTTTGGCATAAATACTTTTTACTACAATTACTTCCTTGGCAATGACTCATCTTTGTTCTCCTTGAATTTGCATTTTCTACATATCATGGTATCACCATCTTTATATAATGTATCTCTTGATGTGCCACATTCTCTGCATCTTGTTATGTTATAAGTACCAACAGTAGGTTTTATCTTAATAGATGGAAAATCTAAACTAGAATATGGACCGCCAGTTATAGCAGAAATAGCTCCTAATGTAGTAGCTAATAATTTAGTTTTATCTTTACTCATTTTTTGCGTCCTTCTTTGATGCAAATAATAAGTGCTGCTATTGCAATAATAGTAGTTACTACTATCATTATTGTATATGCAATATTTTTCATATTTTCCTCCTATTAAGCTACTTCATATAACATTGGACTTCCATCTGGATTTACTAGTAACGTAAATATACCACGATTATAACTTCCAGAAGATACGGCATACATTACTTTGGTATCTCTATGATAAACTACTCTCCAATTATCTGTTATTTTTTCTATTTCTATAAACATAGAAGTCGATTCTTGCTTAACCTCAGTATCATTAACTGATTTGACTTTTGTTTCGTTACATCCTGTAAGTAGCAAAAGTAATAGAATTGCAATAACTATAACTGCAATTATACAAATAACTTTTTTCATAATAATTCACCCTCTTATTTAATCATAATTTATTGTTGTTATAATGGGTAAATCATTATATTTGTGAATACCGTCTGCAATCTTAACATGGCAGAATTGATCATCATTTGTAACACAAAGAAGATACGTATCTTTAGGATAAATAGTATCATCTATTACCCATTCATGTTCACTTTTTCTATTTTTCCACATAGCATCAGTGACTAAATGAGGTATTGAATTCTGCAATACAGCATTAATATGTGAAGGAAGAATATATTTTTCAAAAGCTTCTACAAATTTCTCTTTTGAAATAAATAATTTATATAAAGGTGCTATACCTTCATAACACTCTGATTTAGCAGGAACATAGATACCATCATCTCTTATTTCTGGTTCAAATACTACAATTTTTTTAGGCATTATAGTACCTGTGCCACTTGCATAATATCCTGGCCAGTCGATAGCTTTTTCATTAAATCTAGTATTGCAATCCATGCATATGTCACAAGATGTGTAACTAGAAATATTAGTACTTCCGCAGTTAGGGCAATTTTTCATATGTTAATTTCTCCTTAAATTGGTTTAATATTGTAGAGGGAATCTTCACATAATTTATCTTTAAGAGTATCTATTGTAATAAATGGTAAATTTATTATATCTGGAACTTTATTAAACTTCCAAAATTCTTTTCCGGTAGTATGAGATGCTTTTCTTTCCAACCAAAATCCATTACCTACAATATATAGATCTGGATTAATTACAGGTGCATTATAATTACTATCATCATAGTTTACATTAGATAAGCATAAGAAATCATATTTTGATATTCTGCCTTCTGGTACTATAACTCCAATAACATCGCACCATGATTTACCATTGTCATGTAATATTGATATAGTTTCTCTTAATAAATTATTCATATAGATTCCCCCGTCGATAATTTTATTTCTTCTTCTTTTTTCTCATAATAGAGACGTATGTTTTCATCTTTACAATCAAAGAACTGCCAGCAATTACCAGTGCATTTAAACCTATCTTGCAATAGATCAAAATTATTTATTTTGTAATACTTATGATTATCATAACAGTAATAATCATATTTTGGCTGTCTGCCTTTGATTTTGCATCTAGCTAATTGTTTTATTACTTTCTTTAGAGTAATTCTTTTTTTAACCACAATAGCCATCCCCCATCAAATGGTTATTTAACATACATTTTTATTTTCTTTCGCCTCTTTAGGCATTTCCATAGGAGCATCTTCTTCTAATGGCTCCAAAGGCTCATCTGGTTCACAAGGCTCACATGTAGCTACAGCTTCTTCAACACTTACGCAATAATCTTCTGTAATGTAAGGGCTGAAATGGCATTAGCTACATCATATGCTTTCTGGAAATTCTCTTCTGAAGAAGCAATGTTGTCTTCATAATCTGCAGACATGTCAGGATATACAATAGTCCATCCTTCAGGACCTGCATCGATATGAACAATTCTCCCGTTCTCATCTTTGAATTCTTTACTGATTTCTATACATTCTACTGGCATCAATCCCATAAATCTTTTCATTTTTTATTCCTCCAATTGTTTTTTATTTTCACATTCCCCATCAAAATAGCAAAGTGAACTTTCGCTACAAAATATGCATCTGTTGATAGGATTAAGTGGGTCTTTAATTTTTTCTTCTACTGGTATTATATCCGAATTAGTACAAATACCTGTTGGTGATATTTTTGCTTCAACACCTGTAGCTATATTACGTTGCCCTTCTACTTTATGCTGAGTATAATTGCACGAATAATCTTCTGTTTCTGTAGGTGATTTATTTTTTATTTTAAATAATCTACATAAGAATTTAAACATTTTTGTCTCTCCTATATTTTAACTTTCTTTTAAGAGCTGTCAATGATAGCGGTATTGTAAAATGTTTTTTAAATATGTAACTTTCGCCATCTTTTTGAAGCCAATGAATTTTTAACCTCAATCCTTTAAGCTTAGTTTTAAATAAGTTATCACATTCCAAATCCCAACGTATAGCCCTTTTATACAATTTGATTCGACCTCTGGCTATTTGCCAATCAAATTTTCCCTTACGTTTCTTACGTCTTTCATATCTCTCATCTTGTTCTCTTTGAAGATCTTCAAGACCTTTAATATATTCCTGCTTGCTTTTATCAGCTGCTATATCTTCACCAGACCAATATTCAAATGAAGTCTTATAATTGCTACAAACAGGGCAACAAAGATTAGGCTCCCAAGACTCATCTTCTCTAGCAAAAATAACCGTACCGCATTCTTTACAACGTAAAGTTACTTGAAGTAATCCATGTAAATCATGTACAGTTTCAAAGTCACAATGCATTTTTTCACGAAGTACTTGAACTAATATATCGATATGGCATACCACTTTACCAGTTTCTTTATTAACTACCATATTGTCGTCATTAATTGTAAACCATGGATCATATTTTTTAGCGTAGTCTTTTACTATGTATCTGTTAACCATAGTATTATTTCCTTTCTTAATATAATTTCAAATCCATAATAGCTCTGCAATTAGGGCATTCTTTTGATCTTCTATTATGAAATCTTTGAGATATTCCACATACAGAACAACGTACGGCATCAACCGCACCTTCATTTTCATTGAATATCTCTTTACATAATATCCAATATCCTTGTGGTTTTACATCTTTATCAGATTCTGTTGGATCTAATGCAAATTCTTCTATAAATTTTCTTATTACATCAAGTGCTTCAAGGCATTCTTTTTTAGTATAAATTATTTCAATATATTTATAATCAATACCACATTCATTAAATCCATCCGCTGGAGGCATCCACATTCCTTTAAGTGTATTATAAGCTTTATAAACTTCTATACATCCTTCATATGTCATACCCCCTTTATAATTTTTAATAAGATTATTAATTAGCGATGATTGTAATACAGATTGTTTTATAAATATAAAAGGTAAATTGCACCATGAAGATTTACCATCTGATAATTTAATACCAATAATATCACAACCTAGAAGATCTGCTGGTATTAGATATATACCTTCTGTATATATGGTATTATCTGATAACCATTCATCACTTGTTTTATAAATTTTGGGTGCATGCTCAAAATTCTTTTTAAATTCATCAGCATCAATTTTTTTAACATCCGACATTTTTAATTTCTCCCTTAAATTATTTTATGGTTTTATGCATCTGCAAATATATCAGCATATTCAAGATATATAGGATGCAATTTACAATATGGCAGTATACCATTTGAAATTTTAAGACAAAAACTATCGCCTCTTATAATATTTTTAGGCATTAAAAATACGCCTTTGGGATATACTGTGGTATCAGATTGCCATTCTGATTCCGATTTAAAGATTTTGTCTGCATGTCCATACCTTCTTGATATGGTTCGTTTAAAGATTTTTCTAGAGTTTGACATTTTTAATTTCTCCCTTAAATTATTTTTTGTATACATTATTTATACACGTTTATAATATGCAATCCAAATAAGACAAATAGACAATGGGAGCCAATTAAGGCTCCCACTATTTTATTCGTAATAATAATCATCTAAGAAACTTTCGTCTAAAGCACCTTCGATAAGAGTTTTACGTAAATCTGTATGTTCAAGCTTTGCAGGATATCCTTCATATTCATTTACTACAGATTCAATTTCGCTAGGATAATCAAACTCTACTGTTTCTATAGGGGTAGATGTATCATAAAAATGATAAATAGATAATTTATATTTCATACTAAAACTCCTCATCGTCATAAAAATTACTTATATCAAATGCTTCAACCATAGGATGGTGTTTAAGATATTTATAAACGTTATCTTTTAAAAACTCCTGTTCAATCCATTCCCAATCCGATGGATTATTTTTATTTCTAATATGTATAGTTCCTAAATAAACAGGTTTAAGATTCTTTCCTGCAGTATATACATAAGCATCAAAAGAATTATATCTTCTAGTCTCATAAGTATCTGAAGAGTTATTAATAGCATCTTCTATAGACTTAGCATACTGTTCTTCATCCCAACTATAATATTTAGGATCTTTATTCTTTGCAGCAATCTTGGGTTCTATATGATATGCTTTAAAATCATCAAATGGTACGGGGATTACTTTTTTATTATTAGTTGGTTTAAAATATTTTTCAGTAATTACTTCGGTTTCAGATATAGGCTCTTCATTTACATAATTTTCTATAACCATAGATGCTATAGCCAAGGGCATTAATTTATCACAATAATTATGTGTAGAATTTTTAGATTCTATTTTTAAGATATCGTTATAGAAATTATCCTTATCCTGTAATTCTTTTAATCTGATTTCACCGATTTCTCTATATTCAGCAAAATCTCCTGAAGTAAATACATTGGTAGCTTCTTTTATATTTTTATTAATAGTCATATAATACATTGTATCTGATTCTTGATATACTTTAAAACCATAATCATCATAAACTTTTTTAGCAATTTCATTATTTTTATTAACGGAAAGATATTTACAATTCATAGATTTTACTGCGTAATCAAGAATCTGTTTTGATAATCCATATCCTTTATAATTTTTGGTTACTTCTAAAGAAACAATCCATTTAGTTTTATCATCGGTATATTCACAAGAGCCAACCATAGCTGCTAATTCATCATTATCAAACCATATATAACCATCACAAATATATTCTTTAGTATCTTTACATCTTACATGCTTAAGAAAAGGATATTCTTTTTTATATTTATCAATAACTGTTTCTGTAATATGAACTTTTTTAAAAGACGATAAATTCTTTTTACCTTTTGGCTCATAATTTTTATCTATGGTTGATTTGGATTCATTAATTCTAACAACTTTACCATCAAAACCTTCGATAAGAGCTTTCTTAATATCCATAAAGATTTCTAATAATTGAACAAACTGATTATCTGTAAGGCGTAAATAATGATATTCCCCTCTATCTGTAATCAGTTTTTCTTTCTCTATAGTACGCTGTCTTGAAGACTGCATACCAACAGTATTTTTATTATTAGGATTGCTTCCACCATCTTTAACTTCGATAATTAAGTTATATGGAATATATAAAAAGTCTGTTATATAGAAATGCTTTTCACCATTCATTTCATATTCTATTGTCGGTCCAGGAGCCATAATATCTTTAGATGGAATCTGCATAACTCTATCCGCAAATTCTAAGAATTTCTTTTCATAAGAACCAGTGTAAGTTACAACTCCGCCGTCAGTAAATTTATATTTACCAGAAATAGATCTGTTAGCAAGCATCTTCTTTTGCTGCTCATCAGAAGTGAGAATATTGTACGTTCCATGAACTCTAAGCATATTCTTCTGATATTCTTCCCTCATCTTTTGTTTACATCTAGGATCTAAACAAAGTACATCATATCTCTTAGCATTACTATTCCATTTAGTTGGCCTTCCACATATTCTGCATTTACCAGCGCCCTTAGTATTATTTACCAAATCATAAACAACTTGAGCCGATTCAAAACCATCAGGAATAACATCTTCATGCTCATCATCTATATGATTTATAAGATCTTTTCTTATATATCTTTCATCACAATATGGGCATTTATATTTCTTAGCCATAGTAAATACCTCCATCTTATTAATTACTAACATGTCAACCTAAAATAAAAAAATAAAAGAGAGGGATTAATCCCTCTCTTTAATCTTTATTTATAAAGTTATCACTTTGTCTCTGTTTACAAACAGATTTTCTCTTGTAAATATACATTGTTCAATTTCTTCATCTGATGAACCAAGAGCTTTATGAATTCCATTACACAGATCTGTGACTTTTTCATAATCATTAACATCAAAGTTATTAGGATCGAGATTATCAGATATTTTATTAAGTTCTTCGTAATTAATATTGCTCATTTTTAACTCCCTTATTATTTCATTCAATAGTGTAATCTGTATATTTAATAGAATTACCATTGCTATCAAATTCTTCAATTGTTATTGTATTGCTTCCACGATCATAATCATATAAATAAAAATCATCGGGTCTTCTATAATAACAACCATACCCATGTCTAGTTGTAGTATGATAAATATCCCCACATTTTATAATTGAAGTAATATCATAATTATTTTTACTAGGAATAATATTTATAAAATTATCATCTTCAGGACTATTATAATTATAATACTCTGTATAGATACTACAATCTTTTAAATTTGTAATAACTTTAAGTTTTAAAGTTCCATTTCTATTATAAGTATAATTAGTACGTTTTTCCTTATCTTGTTTAGCTAATAGTTTTCCATTAGAGTTATATGTATATAAAACTATATTATATTCAGATTCTTTACTTACTAAACGTCCATTTTCATAAATATAATTCCATGTATTGGCGACTTTTTCTCCATTTTCAAAATATGTAAGAATTTGTTTAATCAGATTGTTCTTATCATCATATTCATATGTAAATACACCATTATCAGAATAAGATTCATGCTTATATATTAAATTATTATTAGCATCATATTTACAAGTTATTGTAAATCCATTTGAATCTTTAGTTAATACGAGATTATTATTTTCATCATATTCATACCATATCTCAAATGTAAAATGAGGATATGTTACTTTTGTATGTGTGATATTTTTATTTTTATCATATTCCCATATTTGAGTAAAAATTGAATTTTTACAAAAAACCAAATTATCATTATTGTCATATTGTTTTTCATAGTGCATTCCGTTAATATACATAGTATAAATTTTATTTGCACTTGTATCTATAGTGTAAGTTTTATTCATTTTTATTTCTCCTTTTATTTAGTGTATGGAACTTCTGGCTCTATAATTATTTTATCAAAATCATTATATCTAATAGGAAGTTCTCCATCATGTTCTTCACGATACATCTCTTCAAATAAATGACCGATAAATATTTTAAGCATATACCTATTAGATCTATTAATTGCTACATGAACATCTAAACCATCGTTTTTTGTTAAATCTATAAATTTATTTAATGCTAATTTTTTATATAAACCATCTTGTCTAATAAGGTTATTTTTAACATCTGACATTATTTTGCCAATATTATTGTTATAAGGTTTTGTAGAATCATCTATTCCTGCAAATCTTATAAATTGTGCAGCACAGTCTTTATCTTTAACGTCAAAATAAGCTAGTAACCCAGCTGCTAGATCTGGTGTGATTCCTTTAATTTGTAATAGCCATCGTCCTACCACAAATTCTTTAACATAATTTAATAATTCAATATCTATATTATGAAGAATATTAGATATTTCATTTCTTGAGTTCTTATAAATACTATCAACAAGTGTTGTATTATCTACATCATAACAACTATAATTTAGTTCTTCATGAGTATGCAATAATTCATCCCTTCTTTTTAGTAATTTTTTTACTTCTGTTTTTCTCATAATAATAAATTTCCTTTCTTGCTACGATTTAATTTTGTATATAATTATTTTTATTATTACACATTTATATTATACAAATATAAATGTAAATATTAACATGAACAACTTTAAAATAAATATTTAGAGAAGGAGGATAATGAATATATGGAAGCACATGTTCTTTCCCTAAATGAATTCAATATGCCAAAAGTATTTAATGAATCAGATAGTGCTTATGTGCATATAATACAACTTATTATGCTAGAACCTGGAAAGTATCAGTCACATCCTACGATGGGTGTTGGTATTAAAAGTAGATATCGTTATAATAATGAAGAAGGATTTCTTAATAATTTAAAAACTGATATTACTAATCAAATTAATACTTTCCTACCAGAGTTAGCAGGTGTAACTATATCGCTAACTCTTAAAGACAACATTTTGGGTATCATTATAGATACATCCACAGGTACTTACGTAGTAGCATATAATTCTATTTCTGAAACAATGGAAGCTGCTGCTACTTATGTATTAGATCAACTCTAATTATAAAATTTCACTAGGAGGACACACAATATGGCAAAAGAAATCACATTAGACGATCTTGTTAAATCAAATCAAACTAACACAACAAAGGCTAAACCTGCAGTAAGAGCAGAAGAAATTAAAGAAGAATCAGAAGTTGCGGCTAAGAAACCAGTTGTAGATTCTTCAAATATTAAAACTGCTAAGAAAATATCAACTGCTGAGCTTGGTAAAGATCTTCAGGCTAAAAATCCAGATGCTAAACCAAAGGTGGTCGAAGAGGATGCCCCTGTAGTTGCAAACGCATTTAAAGCTATGGAAGATACTCTTGCTGAGAAAAAAAGATTCTATGATGAAGAAGTTTTTCCTGTAATGAGAGAAAATGCAAGAGAAATGGCAATGGAAAAAGAAATGGGAGAAGATTCAGAAGAATCTACTGTTGATACAGAAACTAATAATGCCTTCTTAGATAATGACTTTTCTGATCTTGAAGATGATGAAGAAGTTGAATCTAAAGATGATGGTGTTTATGTAGCTCCTGATGTAAATGTAGAATCTAAAATAGAAGAAGAAGTTCATGCTATTGATGAAAAAGTAGAACCTATTGTTGAAAAAACCACTGATAAGAAAACTAAGCCTGCTAAAAAAGCAGAAGCATCTGAAGAGGAAATGGATCAAAATCTTGACGATCTTATGAAAGACCTTGGTCTTGAAGAGGAAGAAGATGATGTAATCGATACAGAAGAAGAAACAACTGAAGAGCTTCGTGAACGTTTTAAAGCTTCTCTTGAAGGCGTTAAAATTACACGTAATGAAATCGATCTTACAAAATTCCAGATTTCTAAAAATCCTATAAGCTCTACAATGGCTCTTAATGCTATTGGTACAGCTGGTAATAAGAAGAGATGTGATCATCCGCTTCTCCATAGTAAGAGAAATATGACATTTGAAGAATGTAGTGGTCCTGAACTTGATGCTCTTCGTAAAACTATTAATAACAGTAATGGTATTAATGGTGTAATTGCATCACTTCGCTTTATTTATAATCATAATATTGATGCTAATAAAAAGAGCTTTGAAGCTTGGTGTAAATCAATTCGTACAGAGGATATTGAATCACTCTACTTTGGTATGTATAAAGCTTGTTATGGTGATACAAACCTTATAGCTAGAGCAGATGCTGGTGATAAGGGTTGCGATAAGACATCTCTTGTTGATACTCCTATTAAGGACATGCTTAAGTTTAAAGATGATGAAGCTCAGAAGCTTTATGATGCTCTTATGGCACAAGATTCAACCAATCCTGGCGGTAAGATTAAATCACAAACTATGGTTGTATCTGATGATATCGTTATCTCATACAGCGATCCTACACTGTACAGCACATTTATTCAGTATGCATCTCTTGATCCTAAGACTACAGAAAAGTATTCAGATCAGCTTAACACAATGGCATACATTGATGGATTCTTCCGCATAGATTATGAGAACAATCAGCTTATTCCGATCGCTATTAAGGAATATCCTAATAATATTAATAAAACAATTAAGTCAAAACTTAAGACATATATTGATATTCTTAAGACTCTTACAAATGACCAGTATAATGTAATGACTACAAAACTGGATAATGTTATCGGCGAGTCTAAGATTTCTTATATTTATCCTGAAACAACATGTCCTGAATGTGAAAACACAATTCCTGAAGAGCCTATTGAGTCTATGCTTAACTTGCTTTTTACAAGAGCTCAGTTGGTTCAGGTCAAGAGTTTATAACCAAAATAGAATCTATTGCTACATATTATAAGGGCAGAACATCGTTCATGGAATTGATGAATATGCCCTTATCATATATAGATGCTCTTTACCGAATCGCTGAGGAACGATTGAAAACAGAAGAAGGTAAAAAACAATTAGAATCAGAAGCTTTAGAAGATGAATTGGAGGACGCTTTATAATGGATACATTAAATTTCGTAAAAGATGTACCCGCTGAGCAACTCGCATTAATCTTTAAAGATTATTTTGAACAACACATGTTTGCATATGATTTACTTAGAGGAATTCAATTCGGAGGTATTAATTCAGTAGATATAAATACCGCTTCTATAATGTATTCTATTAGGCTTCTTGATACTGAAGATAAAGATTCATTAGTAAAGCATTTGAATTCTAAAGCTGGATCATTAATAATATATGGTAAACACTATGTTCCTGAGATATTTTTCAGCGGCGATTTACTGTGCATTACAATAAAAAAATAAAAAGATAAATATTCCCCAGGGATTGCTCCCTGGGGATTTAATTTAATCTTTAATAATCTTTTAATATAATGCCACGTTTTATAAGTTTATCACATACATCTTTTAAAGATGTATTACCAAAATTTCTAATTTTAAGTAAATCCTCTTTTGATTTTTTACTTAATTCAGAAATTGTATTTATACCTACATCCGTCAAAGCATTATATGACCTAACTGATATATTTAAAGATTCTATATTATCTGGATATATCATGTTATTAGAATCTAATATAATGCCATGTTTCATAAGCTTATCACATATATCTTTTAAACCTACAGTACCAAGATTTCTAATTTTAAGTAAATCCTCTTTTGATTTTTCCTTTAATTCAGAAACTGTATTTATATATGCACGTTTTAAACATACGTATGCTCTAGTAGATAAATTTAAACATTCTATACAATCATCGATATGTATTGTTGAATTGGTGTGTTCATTATACCCAGTTTTTATATATTCTAATCTTGCTGGATGCCTTAATAAACGTAAAGCTTTATGATGTATTTGCCCTATTCTGCCAGCGCTTTTATTAAAGCGTTTAGCCATTGATACATTGGTTTCTTTGCATACACCTATACCATATTTATATTTGACAATAGTAATCATAAATTCATTAAAAATGCTAATTAAAACTTCAAGACATCTAAGCTCTTCATCATCAGAAAGAGTAACAGAATCCACATTATATACATCTGCCATAAGAAGTTCTAATCCATATTTTACACCATGTATTTTTCTGTTATCATTATTATTGGAATTTGATCTTAATACAAGACCATAGTCTTTTAAATTTTCTACAATATTATCTACGCTTCTTGCACTAATACCATTAAGTTGTAGTAAATCTAGCTTTGTCTTTGTTATAAGTTCTGAAATTTTGTTAATATTATTTTTTAAAAGAATATTATAAGTACGAGTTGTTAAATTAAGATTATATATATCATCAGTATCATTTATTTTATCTAAATATAAATTTAATTTATATTTTATACGATTATACATAGAATACGTACATCCTGTTGTAGTACCAATTGTTTCTGCAATTTTTTCAAATGTTTCATTATCTTCATATTTACTCTTTATAATAAACTTTTCTTTATCATTAAGTCTAAGATAGATTAATTCTTTTAATGTATTTTCTGTTTTTTGATCTAAAATACAATTTTCGGTTCCTTGATTTTTAGTAAGATCTGCGTATAATTTTTTAACTGCGTCATGTGTAAGTTGTTCGTTTTTCATAATAATAGTCCTTTGTTAAAATAAGATAATTAAAAAATAATTTTTATAAACTGCTACATAATATATTATTCCTCATTTAATACTATACCACGTGTCTTTAATACATCAACAATTTCTTTAATGCCTTCTTCATTCATCATTCTAACTGATCTGAGATCATCTAAAGTTTTTGTTGATAATTCTTCAATAGAATTTATTCTTGCTCTACGTAAAACATTATAAGTGCGAACAGAAAGATCAAGATTAATAATATCACTATCATTTTTCTGTTGTTTTTCTATCTGCGCATAAAATCTAAATTTTCGAAGAGCTTTTGATTCTATTTGTCTGATTCGTTCTCTTGTCACTCCAAATATTTTAGCCGTCTCTTCTAAAGTTTTCTGTTCGAAAATTCTGTATTTGATAGTATCAAGTTCTCTATCAGTAAATTTTCCCATTGTTTTTATAAAGCTTAATTCTTCTTCAGCTGTTACTTCGTGGTTAATATTTTCTTCTATTGCTCCATTGGTAGCAACATATAATGCCTTCATGCCTTCTTTGGTAATAGAATTTATTTTTGTATTTTCCATTGTTGAATTTCCTTTCTTTTTTTAATAATTTTATTTTAAATAATTCAACTTCTATTCATGATTATAATATATAATTTAATTAATAAAAAATTACATTAAAAAAATAACCCTAGGGATAATCCCCTAGGATTTTATATATTTTAAATGAATATAACGTTTTAAGAATTCTATTTTTGATATGAAAGATAGTTTATTATATTTAGAAAGTTGTAATAAAGCCTGCTTTACAAAATTAACTCCAAGTATAGATACAGCATATTCATCAGCATCATATTCCATTTTAGGCGTAAATCCAAAAGAACGCATAAATACCAATTTCTTAGTAATATCTTTAACAGTATTTAAATGCTTTAGTTTTATATGCCCAATTTCATGATACAATATGAATTGCTGTACATTATTTTCTAATTGTGAAAAATTAGTATCTGTTAGTATCAATCCTGCATTTTTTACATTACCAATAACTGGCACTGCAGCGCTAAATATAAAACCATTTTTATACATAAACTCATCGCAAAAATCTTCATAAATAAATACATTTGTATCTATATCCTGCATAAGTATTTTCCATTTACTCATATCATTTATATCCATTTTATTCCCTCTTTCATTATATATTCAATTTTATAATATACGTTTACTTATATTTACTTTTACTCGACATTTTAATAAATTGAAAAGGAGGTTAAGTATATGGACAGAAAATTTACAATAGAACAATTAGACCAAGAAAGACTTATTAAAGTAAATGATCTTCCTAAGGTTACTAACCCTGTTATATTTAATGCTAGTAGCCCTACAGGAGATGGATTACTTAGTAATGAATTATTTGGTATAACAAAAGAAGAAAGAGCTGGCATATATGGTTATCTTGATTTAGAGGGAACTTTCATAAATCCATTTTATTATAAAATATGGTTAAAAATAGATCGTAACCTCAGGTCATGTATTTATGAGACTCAGAACTTTGTAATTTCCAAAGAAGGCTATTTGGAACCAAATGAGAACGGAGAGACAGGACTTAAATTTTTAATTAAAAATATTGATAATATAAACTTTAAGAATACTAAAAAGGATAATTTTCTTAAAGCTCTTATGGAAGCTAAAAAAGAAAATAAGTTATTCACAAAGAAGTTTGTTATTATCCCACCATACTATAGAGATGTAGATCATAAGTCTGGTGGTAGAGTTTCTATAGGTGAAATAAACAAGCTTTATGTGAATCTTCTTAATAATATTAGAGCTTTAAATGAAATGCAAGATTATGGTTTATCTATAGCAGGTGGTATTAGAGGAAAAATTCAAGATAATCTGCTTGAAATATATAACTGGTTTACAGTTGGTGAATCTGTTATTGGTGGAGAACATACAGGTTCTGGTATATTTAAAAAGTTTGGCGTAATACGTAGAAGTGTTATGAGTAAAACAACAGACTATTCTGTTCGTTTAGTTTTATCAGCTGCAAATATTGATGTTGATAAAAAAGAAGACTTAATGGTAGATATGAATTATTCTGCTATACCATTATCTGCATCTTGTGTAATTGCATATCCATTTATAATTTACCAATTACGTCAATTCTTTAATAATGAATTTGGTGGCAGTATTTATTTTCAATTTATAACTAAAGATGGTAATATAGAACAAGTTGAATTGGATAATCCTCAGATTGCTTTTTCAGATGATAGATTTGATAAAGAATTAAATGAATTTATTCATGGTTATTCTAATCGTTTTAAAAGTGTTATTGTACCTAATAAAGAAAATAAAAATATACATCTTAAATTTAAGGGATACTCAATAACAGAAGAAGAATATAATAGAGGTATTAGAGAAAATGGTAATATGATTGAAAGAGATATAACATGGATTGATATCTTTTATATTGCTGCTGTTGCTGCAACAGAAGATAAAATGGCTATGATTTCAAGATATCCAATTGACTCACATTTCAATCAATTATATACAAAGATTCATGTAAATTCAACTATAGAAACAGAACCTATGGTTATAAATGGCAAATTCTATAAATGGTATCCTAAAATTCGTCAAGAAGATATTGGAAAAGATACATCTAATAAATTCGTAGATACTTGTCAGATTTCTAATCCATATTGCAAAATGATGGGTGCCGACTACGATGGTGACCAGGTTACAGTATCTATGCCATTCTCTGTGGAAGCAAATAAAGAACTTGAGAATCATTTGAATTCTACAGGTCAGTTTATAGGTCTTAATGGTGAAAATGGTCGTAAGGCTACTAATGAAGCAATACAGGCAATGTATAATCTAACATTAGTATTACCAGGCACAAAGCTTACAAATCCAGAATTTTAATAAAAAATAAAAGATAATTAAATAACCCTAGGGATTACTCCCTAGGGTTATCCATTTGCTTATAATTGATGATTTAATTTATAGTATAGATTTGATTTCATGCTGTTTATGAATTATCTTTCTACTCCAATAGTAAGATGATCCATTTATGTCACCACCAATCTAGCAAATGAAATGCTTGGAGCAAATAAATGCTCCAAGTTATTCATATTTATATTATACAATTATTAAATATAACTTATTCAACTATATCGGTTAAATCTTCAGCATCAACAGTTTCAACAATTTCTTCTGCAGGAGCTTCTACGTCTTCAACTACCGCAGTGTCTTCAGTAACAACTTCTTCTGTAGTTTCAACTGTCTCTTCCTCAACTACTGAAAGGTTGGCTACGGCTTCATCAGCAGCAGCTCTAGCAGCAGCTTTTGCAGCTTTACGCTGTTTATTTGACATTGATGAAAAATCTACATTAGCGAGTGCTTCATCATATGCAGCTTGCCATACAGCCTTATTAGCGTCTGGATTGGTTTCTACTTCTGTTTCAGCTACAACTTCTTCTTCTGTTGAAGATGTTTCAACTGCAACTGATACTTCTGTTTCTACTTCTTTCTCTTCTGCTTTTTCAATTACAGGAACTAATACTTTATTATAGTTATGTAATCCAAGTCTAACAGTTGTGCCATCTGGTAAAATTTCATCTACAATAGCTCTACGCATAAGGCATGTTCTAATATCACCAAATGTCTTATACACTCTTTTTGTAGCTACTCTAATAGGCGGATTAAAATCCGTAATAGGCATAGATGGGTAAATATTTACTAATTTCTTATTATTCATTATATTAAATCTCCTTTATTAATCTTCTGGTACTACGTAATCAACATAGCCTTCATCGTCATCATAATCTTCATCATCTTCAAGTTCATCTTCATCTTCTTCAAACGAACCCTCAGTATCATCATCAATACCAGCTATATTGTCTATATCGTTATAATCATCTTCCACAATATCTTCCATGGCATCTACGATTTTTTCTGCTTGATCATCGACAATCATATCTTCAGCTGTATCAATATAATCTACCATACTGAATACCTCCTTTAGAATATATCTAGATTATCATCATCTATATCATCAATATCTTCAATTGCGTCCCTAGATGATGTATCATCAAATAATCCTACAGTATTTGTAGGAATTATATCATCAATTGCATCTTCTGTAAAAACAAAATCTAAATCTTCTTCTACCATTTCTTTAAGAAAAAGATTTTCAACATCGGTTCTAATTTTCTCCATTAAATTATTCCTCCAATCATTCAGGTGTTTTAGCAAGCATATTTTGTATATTACTATCTAAAATAAAGATAGTGATAGGTATTAAATAATATAATTCTACATTATTCATATAATCAATATGTTTAAGAGATTCTAATTGCTCATTAGTTATATTCTCATTATTAAAAAATCCTATAAGAATATCTTTCATAACATTTCCTGTTTTCACATTATTTTTTATTTTATTACCAAAATCAGGATCATCAAAAATATCTATTATATGAAATCTACCATTGGATCTAGCGTATTCCATATAATAATAATCTTGCGGATATGCATATAATAAAGAGAGTTTTTGAGTTACAAGCAATAAATTACCAATATATAAACCAATATGCTTCTTAAGCTCCTTATGATCTATAGAAGAAAATATAGTTCTATCATAATCAACTCCAAAAGTTGCAGGTAAGAATAACTGATGATCAAGATATAGATAATTAGTAGAACCTGATAGTATATCATTTCTAATTAAAAATTCTAATAAATAAGGATCATGTACTTTAAAACCTGCACTATCTCTATAGTAGCACATTGTTTGAACTCTTGAATCATAAAACAGCTGAATATAATAATCTTTAAGCATTACAGATGCATCCTGTAATTCTGTAATAGCGGAATATGTCTCATCTTCTATAAGACAAGCATAATTAGTACCCATATTACTATATACAAACTTAAATGATTTAACTACTTTGTCTTCAATTTCTTGTATTCCATCACTTGCACAAAGGGCATAATTGGCTTTATACATAACAGAGCCAGTATCAAGAGTATTAGGATTAACATGAGTTATTTGGAATATATATTTATCCCCTAATTGATCTAAAGTAAATCTATCGCCAGGATAAGGTATTACTGTATTAGGGAGTATAATAACTTCGCCTTCAACGTTATCACCTTCAAGGCCATATTCAGTAATATCCATATTAGGTTCAATTTTACTTATACCAAAAAGATAAAATCCAGATACTTTATTAAATCTTAATGGGCTATTAGCTTCAAGTTCACCATAGTTAGATCTTGTAGCTTCATCAAGCGTAGTCATAGTTGTATTAAGATTATAATAAGTAGCAATAGAAGCAGTCTTATCATTAAATAAATAATATGGATTATTTAATATAGTTTTAACACTATTAGGTATAGTTGTTTCTGTCATTGCTTGCCTAACAGAATTTGTATTAATAAAACCTTTAGCCAAAATTAACCCTCCTTTTCAAGTATACTCAGATTTACCCAAATGTTCGCAAATAACACAATTACAAGCAAAAAATAAAAGAGCATTTGATACTCTTTTATTTTTAAACAAATCAATGAAGATTTGTTTACAATCAAAGCTACGCCATTTAGTAAATGCATTTATAAATTGTTATTGGCAATCTCTTTAGTAGTTTTACTAAATAATATTAATAATTTATCTTCATCATTATCTAAATCATAATATAATTCTTTTGCAGAAGGAGCATAATTACCATCAATAGCCATACAAGCAGCTTTACTTTTTTCATCTAAGTCAATAGCTTTTGCTCTAATTTTAAGCAATGTACTAACAATATTATCAATATTATCAATAATATTGTTAGCAGTATTTTTAGCATCTATTGCTTTTTCACGTGCTTCACATATATCCATAAAATTACCATAGAAACATAGAATATTTTATTGTTCCTTAACCTTTCTAAATAGAGTAATACTTCTAACCTCTATTCACAATTATAATATATAATTAAAAAATAAAATAATTACAGAGGTAGGGATAATCCCTACCTCTTAAACTATTTTAACCATATCGAATTGACGTTTTTGCCTTTCACATTCTTTTTTAAGAAATGGATAAGCTTCTGCTATTTTATTTAATGTACAATTTTTATATTGATCATAGTCATTATCTGTTCTATGAATTCTTTTTACTTGTTTAATCAATTCATCATAATTTGAATAATTATGACGAATATTATTTACCATAATAGCATTTATATTATTTTCATAATATTCATCTAATGATTTACCATATTCATACTGTATAGCGTCTTCAAATATTTTTCTACAATCTTCAGATTTTATAATAATTGAATCTAAAGTATTATATAGTCTTATTGTTTTTTCTAAATCAGAACACTTGTGATTCATGTATAACTCTCATATTATCTGTTATTCTATTCATAGGAACACCAAAGTCTTTCTCACCAGGATATCCATTTCTATGAATAATAATATTAGATGGAAGCAATTGAACTTTGCGTTGCACATCCATATAGAAATCATTATCTGTTACATCAGAATCTGGATAATAATGTACTTCATAATTTACAATACCAGTTTCAAGTAATATAAATTCTAATGCCTGAGCATATGATTTACCACCACATGCTATATAAATATTTTGAGTTCTATTACAATTATTCAAATTATAGAATATAGATAAAATATCAAATTGCCCTTCAGCTAAATGGATTTTCACTGGCTCTGGACTTATTAGACTAACCATAGTAGGAATAACATAGAAATTCTTTGCATCATCAGTTTTATTTACTAATACATAATTAATATAACGCTTATTAATAGTCTTATATAATTCTTTATCAGTAAGTTTTCTTAATCCGGCAAATGAATTATCATATGAAATAAATCCCATAAACCATTTATCTAAATCATCACAAGTCATTTGATGTCTTGTAAGCTCTAAATTATTAGGTTGAATTATATCGTATAAATTTAAAAATATTTTTAATCCAGGTAAATCAGATAATTTAAAATCACTACCTATACGATCATTAATATATTTTAATTTATATTTATTTAATGGATTATCTCTAATATAATTCATATTAAGTGGATAAACGTCAATCTGTTTAATAGATTTATATTTCGGTAATTTAAATACCTCAGCATTATGCTTACTTACTTCAACTAGAAGACTTGTATCTTCGCATCCAATTTTACGTAAAACATCAACATCCACGACTCCATGAGCAGGACATTTTTTACAATGATAAAAAGCAAGCTCTTCTTCATTTTGAGGTACCGAAATATACATATGAGCATGTTTTAAATCTTTAGAATCTCCGCAAAATGGGCAACGGCATACAACTTCCGATTGCCCACTTGCTATTTTAAGATTTGGATAGAATGATCTAATCCTATTTATAAAATTTTGGCCTGTTAAATTATACATACTTAACACAACCTTTCTTATAAATTAATATGTTATAAAAGCATCATATTTATTTTTATTAAATATTTTATTAGTAATGTGCAAAACACTATTAGATTTAAAAATATTATCTTGCATTTGGAATCCAGCAGCTTGTTTATGACCACCGCCACCAAGACCACTTACGCTTCCAAGTCTGCTAGCTAACGCTGCACAATTAATATCTTTAGCTGTATATAAAGAATATTTATGCTGGTCGCCAATAAATTGGTACGATATAACTATATCATAATTATATATTCTATCGCCAAACATTGTACTATCACCACGTTTATTTACAACAAAACAGTTATATTGTTTGTTCTCTGTGTGATCAACTATCATACATTCATAACCATAATAGTCGCATATTTCTTCGTTCTCAATTTCATTATATTCCATTATTGTTGTGCCTTTGGATATAGCTTCAGTAATGAATTTAGTCATATAAGATTCGACAACAGCATGATTTCCATCTTCTATAGAAAATAAATTTTCTATAAGTGCACTGTTATATTTAAATATCATACTAAATAAATTTGTAGGAGCATGCTTTATAGATTTCATTCCATGATTAAATTCTGTAGTCTTATCTAAATTATGCTTCCATGTATCCCATGAATCCACATACTTTATAAATAACGGAATATATTCAATATAATTATGCACTTTATCAATGTGTGAATTAATAATATAACCTACGTCTCTACTAAATAGCGGATCTAAACTTAAAATCGCATAAAGATATGCTAAATATGCTCCACAATATTCAGTATTAATATAATAATCTATACATGCGTTTCTGTATATTTCTCTTGATTGTATGGAAGGATCATTTACTAAATTATGTGATGTTTTATGATGATCAATCCATACTATTTTATTACCTTTATTGCCAAGCTCAAACATATAGTTTAAATTATCACTATTACTAAATGAATAGTCTACAAAATAAATTTCATCTTGTACAGGTAGATTTGATGGGAGTACTGTACGTAAATCCATAGAATAATCTATTTTATAAAATAAATACTTTGCTTTTGTATTTTCTCTTTTATTTTTAATTTTTAAATATTCATAAATTACTGCAGCTGCAGTTATACCATCCATATCAGTATGGTGGCAAATATGGTATGCTTTCATATTCATTTCCTTTCTAATACATAAAAGTTTACCAGAGTGGTCGCGGCACCACTCTGGATTCTTTGAAGGATTTTACCAAATAATTAATATACTTTACTTAAGTGTTATGACTCTTGAATGTTCTTATTATTAAAATTTATAGTAAGTTCAATTCCAAGAGCATTAGTATATTTAATTAAACTTCTTAATGTAGGTGAACTAGATTCACCGCTTTCAATATTAGATATACATGACTCTGATAATCCAGATTTTCTAGATAATTCTTTTTGAGAAAGATGTCTTGCTTTACGAGCGTTATATAATTGTATACGCAGCATTTTATCATCTATCATAGCATCAGCGTTACTATAAGCAGATGTATTTATGTATCCATCAAGTTTTTCTTTCTTTTTTCTAGCCATATAGATCCCTCCAAAAAATAAATACTGGGAGTAATCTAACTCCCAGTATTAATATATTAAATCGATGTAATAAATAACATAAGCTCTTCTTTTATTACATCGTTTATCATAGGAACATACTTGCCGTCCCATGCTGTTGGCTCTCCCTTTTCGGTATCCCAATCAATTATTTCAAACGAAGAAGACATGACAGCTCCAATAAATTCATATATTTTTTGCTCAATCTTTGGATTATTGTATTTTTGTTTTATTTGCTCATATAATTGGCTTGTCTCAATAGCAATCATATCTTTTTTACTTATAATCTTTCTTGTAGCAATTCTAAGAATACGTCCAGAAATAATATATGGAAGTATTACCATTCCTGAATTTAATAATTTTCTTTTAGCTGCAATAATAAGTTTAATATAATCTGTTTGGTTATGTATAGCTAATAAAGTAATTGGATCTCCAAAATCTTTATCATACATATAACTGATTAATTGTCTTTGGAATTCATTAATAGCTGGAGCGCCGTCTCTTGTTAGCTTCCTTCTATAATGCTCTATTTCAGCCTCATCAAATGGACCATATAAAGCTTCAATTTTGCTAACTGTTTGCTCTGCACTAACTTTATTTTGCAAAGCAAGAGCTTCATCTTTCTTATTTAAGCGAGCTTCATAGCGGTCATATTCACTATTCTGATCAGCATCACGCTTAGATGAGCTCATTTTATAAAATGGGTATTCATAACGAATATCAGTGACCTTAAATTTAAGGCATTGTCTGCCACTAAAATATATGAAGTTAATAATATTATTATCATAGCTGTATTTAGGTATAATATTCATAATGATATCAACTACAGTATCTTTAGTATGTGTAGTTGTATTAGTACCACGAATCTGATTCTTTTCCCAAAGTATTTTATCTGGATTCTTGGATTTATTAACTATAGAAACAGCTGTTTCATATAGTTTATCATAAATATATATTCCTCTTTCTTCTTCATACTTAGTTACACATAAGTCAAATAAATTAAGCATAAATTTCTGAATTTCATCAGAAAACTTAATACCATGAATATACATGTAATGAGTAGCTAAGGGGATATACATATTCATTAGTAATGAAATTTCATAAAGTACTTTTGCATGATCATTATTAAACTGAAGATTAGGTGTTTTATTATTATTTGATGATAATTTCATAAGATAATTATCATCAACAAAATGCCTAACTTTATACGTTAATTGAGAATTTCGAATTATATATCGATTGACATCATCCATAAAATGACCTATTTCATACGAACGCATATAGTCTATATTCAATTTAATTCTATAAAGTATCATTAATAGTTCTTTATCATAATCATAGAACTTTTCAAAATAATTTAGATATCTACAGATATGCTCTCTTGTCTCATCAGAATTATAGCTACGTTTTGTGTTCATAGCAAAATAATTTAAAGAGCTCTTTTCGGGATCTCCATTATAGAAAAATTCTGCAATAGGTAAAATAATTTCTCCACGAATATTTCTAAATATTCTATCTTGTTCTGTTATTGGATTGGCTTCGCTATCCCATTCATCTACAGGGATATGATTGCCTTTATCCACTATCTTACACATCTCAATCATATCTATTGTCCTCCTTATGATGTCAAAAATATAATATACAATTCAATTAATATTTACGAAGTTTTAGGCCTCTTCGCAGATATACGTTTAACCGTCTTTACATTTTTAGCAGCACTAGAGACTTTAGATACAGTTGAAACTTTAGATATAGGGCTGAGTTTGGCATGTTTACTTTGAATCTCAGTGTTTCTTTTTTCAGCTTGTTTTTCCTTAGCTTTTTCTTTATCAAGTTTTTCTTGGGCTTTTTGTCTAGCATCAATTTTATCTGAAGCATCTGTAATCTTAGTTATTAATTCTCTTTTATTATATTTAGAACTATGCTGGTTTAATATACTTCTATTAAATAGATGATACCTTTCCATAGTAAGATACGCAAAGTAAAGTGACTTTACATACCATACATTATCTTTAGGATTCCTAATAGTTGCTTCTTTTTTCAATGCAGCTTTAGTCATTTTAGGTTCTAAATCTTTAATAAACAAATTATTTTTATTAAATGCATGAGCAAATGTATACACAAATGCTGGATCGTTTGAATAAAACTGAACTGCATATTCCCTTAGACTAACATTAAGTTTCTTTTTATTTTCAGTTGTAAACAATCTTACAACTACATCATAATAGAATTTTTCTATTACTTCAGATGGGATTTTCATATAAATATAATATGAGTCTTGTCCATCTTTAGCTTGGTAAACTTTCCATTCAATGTTACCGCTTTCACGTAATAGAACCTTATCAAATTTTGATTTATACATATCCTTATACATGTTTCTATTAGTAATAACAGAAGCACCGCCAGAAGGATTATCAATATATTTATCAAAACTCATTCCATCTGCCATGGTAAAGTCCTACCTTTCTTTAATATATAATTTCTGCCATTTTCTTCTAGGGTAGCCTTATGGCTACCCTATTAATATATTATTTATTCATCTTCAGCGTACACATTATGTGCAGGTGTTTGTACAAGATACTGATTTGTTATAAACATAAGCGACAAAATCTTATTAATAGCTTCTAAGATAACTACATCTGAACGAATACTAGAAAGTACTTTCTTATCATATTCGTTAGTTCTAATATTAAGCGGGCAACCATTATTGATAGAGCCAGCAATAATATCATCTACATCATCGCTAGTATACGATTTACTATAAAGAATTCTAATAAGCATTTCATATGCATCATACAGAATATCTACTACGGCATCGCCGCAATAATTGCTATCATTTTTCATCTCCATAAGTGTAGAATATGCCATGTAGTTAGCACCGTATCCAACGCCATTTATAGCAGCACTTCTACAGTTAAGAACAGCATCCTCTACAGAAGCTTTAAGATTATTTCTATCTGATAACGTAATACCACCGATTAAGAAATCAACCATATTACCCTTAAAGCAATTATAACGTCTCTTAGCTCTTGCAGTTGCTTCAACACCAGCATCTTCAGCTTCGCATTTATCAATCTGAGTTTTAAGATAAGCAACCATAGCATTATATTCATCTGAATATGAGCCATCTTCATTAAACATTTTTGCAGGTCTAATAATTTTGGTTTTATTATCGTCAGCTTGTACAAGATCTGCACTACCACAGAAATCACAGATATTCTCTAATGTAGGAGCGAGGCCTGCTTGCTGGTCAGCTTCTTGCATTTCAAGATTAAGATATTTTTTAATGAACGGAGAACCAGTCATCTTAGCAATATCTTCATATAAATAATCCTGATGAATATCGCTTACGATAAGAAGAGGCACATCGTCATATGTATTCATAAGCTTAACTACTTTTTCGAAATATGATGCTGTATCGGATGATATGTGTTTACAGAAAATAACTGTAGGAACAGGCATTTTAACACTATTAGGCCTATAAGCATCTATAATATTTCTATCAATGATAGCTTGTACCATAGAAGTCATTTCTGGTGTGTCTATCGGGTCATTAAAACAATAAATTTTAGGACTTCTTATATAACTACAATTATCCTGTTTATTATTGATAAAGCAAATGTCTGTATAACCAGTATCAAGTGTCATACCATCATACTCTTTTACAATATTATTTACTTCTGTAGAAATGCCTACATCTATAAATACATCCATACCATATTTTTCATACATTGCCTTTAATATACCAGCAATTTCTTCATTATTATTGGTAGATATAAGTGCAATATTATAGATATCTTCTAATGTGCATTCTCTGCTTTTAGAAAGAATACGATTTGATACTTCTTTTATCACAGAATTAATACGATTAAGTGTATCTGCAGGGCTATTTTCAATAATAACATTTGCATCACATAATCTATCAAATACAGTTTTACAAAGAATTATTGCAGAAGTAGTACCGTCTCCAACTTCCTTTACAACATAACGTGTTAAATCTGTAAGAATATCCTGCACAGATCTTTCAATCGGATGAAGGAATTGAATATTACTAACTATGGTATGTCCATCTTTTGTGTGTTCAGATGCCACATTAACACCCTTAGGATCAATATTTTTTACAAATGCTGTAGATGAGCCTTTAGGTCCAAATGATTTACAAAGAGCTTCAGAAATAATATTAAGAGTTTCTTTTTGAACTTCTCTTACTTTATGCTCAGGTACAATATTAGAGTAAATCTTCATTTTCTTGATTACCTTCTTTCTTTAAATATCTATACTTTATTTTAGTATAGAGGTCTATTAAATGAACTATATTTACATCTGCATATAAAGCGCATAATCTACTAACCATATCCTTATCTTCTTCCATATTAAACTTAGCAGCTGGAATATAAATATGTTTTCCTTCTATTGTAGAATATTCTGCTAAATATGCTATATATTTAACATATAAAACACTATATTTTGCTAATACAATATCACGCCTATTTGGTATTACAATTGTATTTAAAATAGGATTAAGCTTTTTAATAAATGCTTCTTCTATTTTAGATTTACACCATACAGTAATTCCTACAGATGATGCATTATTTAAAAATGTAATCATTAATCCGAATGTATCATATGCAGTAGCATATTTTAGTAGTTCCTCATAATGATTTTCCATAATATCAAAATATAAATTAGTAGTTTCTACTTCTGGCATTATAATCTCAAGAGGATTAATATGCTTACGATTGAGTAATTTATAAACTACAACTCTCTCATCAGGCTCATTAATAAAGTCTTGATCAACATATTCTGCATTTTTATATTTATCTTTGATAAATCTATACATTGCAATATCTAAATCAATAAGAGATTCAAATTCTACTAAAAGTTCATTGTCATGCATATAATCACCTTAAATAAAAAAATTAAAGACGTTACCTAATACGGGTAACGTCTTTATATTTATATCATACTAGAAGCAATATCATCAAATGTAGATGATTCATATTCTTTAGGAATCATACTATTAGCATTATTATTAGTAGTAGAACCAGAATTATTTAAAAATGTCTTATTATTAAATTTAGCAGGATTAGAATTACCACTATTAACTTGAACTCCGCATTTCTCTGCAATTGATTTAATAAGATTGATTTCATAATCATGTCTATACATGTTAGCTTCCCATACAGATGCTGCTATTGCTGAGCTTGATGCTTTATAATATTCATCAAGAGCCATTGCAAATGTATCTAACTCAATATCATCAAACCCTACTGTATCATACTTATTATCTAAATAATTTACAGCACCAGTATGGAATCCGGCTTTAGTTTGATATACGATTTCATGTACCGAACTATCTTCTGATGCATATGAAATAGAAATACAAGGAGACGGTGAACCATATTCTGTTCCATCAGAAACCTTAATAAGACCATTCTTAAGTTCAACACATACATTATGAGTATCTGGTTCATTCTTAAGCTTTTGAATAAGCAAATATAAGATTCTTGCTTTAACATTTGATACATATACGCTCACAGCGTTATCATTATCATAGGTCGCGAAATCATTATTAGAACCACCATTGTTTCTTGCAGCAATGGCAATTTTCATAACTCTGTTGAAATAACTAATGCTAATCTTGGTCTGACCTATAGTTGACTCAGGATTAGAGAAAGAAATACCCGAATATGTTGTACAAGTCGGGGTTCTGTCATTGTTATTATATGACTTGAATGCCATAATTTTTGTCCTCCTTAAAATAAATTATTTATTTGTTAGTGCTTATGTAAATTTGCACAAATTAATGAGAGAAGCTATAAAGCTTCTCCCAATTAATTAATCATATAAAAATCTTTTACCTCCTTATATACAGAGGTATAATATATCATTTTTTAGTTGTTTAGGTCATATCAGGATAAAATACCTGAATAGCACTATCATATCTATCTCTTACAGTCTGCTCTTTTGCTGCTCTCTGTCTAATATCGTAGAGATCGTTTAAAGCATCCATTACAGATTTTCTTTCATCTTCACTAATATTCTCTGCAAGATAATCCTGAAGGATTGTTACATCTGTATTTACCTGACGAATAATATACATTAAATCTTCAGCAGATTCTGCTGTTCTAAGTCTAAGATTAAGCTCATATATATCATTTTTTATAGAGCGAATACCTTTGATTTTAAAGTCATTAAACTTCTTAGAGAATCTTGCTTTGATATCATCAATAAATCCTTCATTAAGACCAAGATCTGTTCTGCTCATTATATTTGCAGCGTATGTAAGTTCTCTCTGTTCAAGCTTAGATGCAGTAAGTTGCTTTGCTTTATTAAGAGTTCTTACAGCTGGTAATCTACGAAGAACAAATTCATTTCTTAATCTTAATACCCAAGATAATGCAATGAAACGATCATCTACACTTTTAGCCATATAAGTAGAAGATCTTACAACTTTTCTCATTGCAGATTCTAAATCAGGACCATATCCGCATGATACAACAAATGTATCTGCAATAGTTTCTGTATTGCCTACTTTAGTAAACAATGAACCCATTTTCACAATAGAGTCTTTAAGAGCATAACCGATAAGTTCTTTATATCCCTTTGAAGCATTTAAATCTACATAATCTCCGGTTCTAGCAAAATATAAATCTATCTGAGCTCGTACTTCATCTATAGTAGATGTATCATAAACAATATGACCAACCTCGTGTAATAATATAGCCGTCTTCTCTCTTTTATTTAATCCAAGCATTGGATCAAATAACTTAGAATCTAACTCTACATAATATTCTTCAAATGCTGATGTTTTCTTATCCCCTAAGATTTCCATAGCTTTATCGCCATCAAAGATAGGATAAACCCTCATGCCAAAGAAGAGCTTATCAGTATTTACTGTATAAAGAACCTCTTTACATTTTGCTTTAATAAAGAATTTATTAAGTTCATTTCTAAGTTTAGAAAGATCTGAAGAAGAATGATTATCTTCCATATTAAACATGAGTTTTTCAATCATGCCAAAGTTATAATTACTTGCTACTCTTTCCATCTATTTTACCTCCATCTATTTTATTTTCTGTAGGAACATTTTTCTTTAATTTATCATCCCAATGAGTATATACGCTATTTAAATCATGCATAGGATATGTCATTGGTTTTGAAGGAGATGTTGTATTGGTAATAACAACACCTCTTGTAGTTACAATATTATTCATATACGTCCCAACTTCCTAAAAGTTTTTATATTATTGTTCAGGAGTTTCAATAACATTAGTGAAATAAATCCAGGATGCCAATTAAGGCATCCTGAACTATTATTTATTTAATAAATTAACGACTTCACAATCATTTATTATTAGAGAGTATTCTCAGTTACTTCGTTAGCACCTGTCTCAGGATTATAGTGGCTATATACTGAGCCGAGATCATTATTTGAGTACATTGTACCGATAGGATCTACATTAGGGAGGTGCTCACGTAAACCAGAGGGATTAGCAACGAAGAGTCTGCCCTGAACTTCCTGGAATCCAAAGAACTTGTATCTCTGGAAGGCAGTGAGTGCGGGAAGGCTGGGATTCTCTGCATCTCTGATTTCATTTGAGATATACATCTGGTAGTCATAGAGACGATAGATAATTCTGTTTGTATTCTTAGGAATAAGAAGTACGATAAGATTATCATTACCAAAGAGCTTATCTGAAGAAATGAAGTTGTAAACTCTCTTATCTGAAGTAACAACAGTCTTCTTGAAGTCAAGCTCGATAGGACCTACGTTAGCAGGTGTCTGGTAAGCATACTCAACAGGTGTGATCATTCTGATAAGGCCAGGACGACCAATGATGTTGATCTGCATGTTAGGATCTCTCAGTACTGTAAGAAGACCTGTGATGAACTGATCCAATGTGTTCATGAAAGTCTCCTGGAGCCACTGGAGATGTGTGCCGTAGTAACCATCGCGGGGAGCGAAGTCTACAGTCTTAGCAAGCTTATGATCGTTATCAAGGCGAGCAAATGACTCATCAAGGTGCTCCTTAATATCATCATCCTTAACGTTCTCCATGATATCCTTAATCATGCTCATGTATTTAGTAACCTGGTTGATGCCATAGAGAGCACCGATATCCTTAACTTCCTCAGGAGTAATCGGAATGGTGATACCATCATTCTCAGGAATCTGAACGAATGTTGTTCTCTCCTGCCACTCAACACGGTTTGTCTTAAGCATTCTTGAAGAAGCATCGTAACGAGCTACCATCTTAACAGCCTTAATCTTGCCGCCAGAATTGATCTCGAACATATTCTCCTGCTGTGAAGCAAAGATTGTGTCGTGGAAGATTTCCTCAACACCGCCCTCGCCAACGATTTTAATATCTACAGGCTTAACGATGATTCTGTTGTACTCACCATAACCAGGAGTGAACTCAGCTTTCCAAGGTTTCCACATAAGAGCAACGCCAGCCTCTTCAGCGGGAGCCTCTGTGTATGTAACTCTACCAGCTTCATCCTTACCCTCTGTAAGAACCATATCACCAACTTCAGCATAAGCTTCGATAGCTACAGCACCGATGTGTGTTGCAACTGAAAGATGATGTGAAAGTCTTGATACGTTGAAGTACTCATCAAGGATGTCGATTGTATGAGCCTCGGGAAGGGGCATAACAACCTCTACCGGCTTATTTGTATCCTTCCAAGCGCCGAAGATCTCATTCTGCTGATTAGCGATATCAATCTTACGACCATCGGGAGTAACCATGTAACGAGTCTCCATTGTCTCTGTCCAAGCTGGAGCTTTAGCAACGAATCTCGGAACAGCCTGAGCAAATACACAGTTGAGCATGAGATATTTATGCATGGGGAGCGAGAGACCGATCATCGGATTCCAGCTAGCCATACCAGCTACAGCGTTCTCTCTAACGGCCTGATAGTCGTTAATAAACGCCTCTTTCATCATGTCAACCTGATCCTGATATTCCTCAGTTGTCATGTGGTTGCGGTCGCCAATAACCGCGTTCTCTACGAAAAATGACTGCAGCTGATCAACGTTACCCTTGAGTGAGAGAGCACGAGTTGGCTCTGAAGCATAATCAATACCAGATTCTCTGAGAATGTTCTGCTGTGCCTCAAGGAAAGATGCTGCATATGCGTGCATGGGATTCTTGGCAAAATTACCCATGTTAGGATTTTTTCTTTCACCTACGCTAGGCATACGTATTACCTCCAATTTTTTGAATTTTTAATTTTCTTTTAAAGAATAATTATTTATATAAATAATTAGGCTTATATTTAATCCTAAATATTTATTATATTGTTTACATTTGTTATCTTGTATTTTATCATTTTGAAGTTTTTTGAGTTAATGCTTTAAGCATTGTATTAAGTTGTGTTAAAATAACAAGTGCTTGTTTATAGTAAGTCATATTTTCTATATAAGTTCTTGTGACATATGTAGTTGTTATAATATAATTTACCATATCTTTAAGTTCTACAACTCTATCAGCAATAAATGTAATAGGACGAGTATTTGTATATGTTTTAGGAATCTTATTGATACTATCAAATATAGTATTTAAAGTTTCATAAAGCTCAATATAGTTTTTAAGTAACTCAGTATTTTTTATTGCTAATTGCTGAGGTGATAAATCTGAAAATAGATTTTTCTCCATTCCTGCTAAAGTATTTTCGGTATCATTAGTTTTATCATCTGTAGAATCTGTATTTTCACCATCAGTTTCATCGACGTTATCGCCTTCTGAATCTACTTCGCCTTCATCATTTTCATCAGTCATTTGAGTATAGTCGGTTGTATCATTACCTGTACCGGTATCTGTTTCAGTATCAGTATTATCACCTTCTGAGTCATCTCCGCCCTCAACACTACCTTCATCATCCTCAAATTCATCTTCTGTGAAGTCTTCTAAATCTCCACCCTCATCAGTATCAGAAACATCATCTGCAGTATCTTCTGTTTCAGTAGTATCTTCAGTAGCCTCATCATCAGTTTCTGTATTATCGGTATCAGAAACATCATCTGCTTCTGTATCATCATCTTCAGCAGTATCATCTACATCTTCAGTTTCATCATCATCCATTTCTTCTTCTGTATAATCAGTTGGTTCTACATAATTGGTGAAGTCATCTAAATCATCGCCTTCATCTTCAGCTACTTCATCTTCTGTATCGTTTTCTGTTTCTGTTGCTTCATCTTCAGTTTCAGGATCTTCTTCCATAGATGTATAATCTTCAGTTTCATCATCTACTTCTTCACCATTTATTTCCAACTCATTAAAATATTTAATATTAGGACCAAATATCATTCTATTTCACCTCCAAATATTAATCATTGTCAGTAGATGTATTTGGCACATTTTGTTTATGAATAACGTGCATGTTATATTTAATTCTTTGCTGTTGTCTTTGAAGGTTTCTTTGAATAATTTCTAACTGTCTTACCTTTTTAAGATCACCCTCATCCTCAGCTTGTCTAATATATCTTTCACACATTTTAAGCTCAAGATCTATATCATCTACTATTATTTGACGTTCTTTAGCTCTAAGTTTTTTGCTACATGCAAAAGCTCCAATAGCTCCTATAACTGCTACTGCTGGATTAATTGCCCATGCAACTCCTGCAGCACAAGCTAACTTAATGCATTTAGATGCTGAAGGTAATATTCTACCTTTAATAACAGCTTCTCTATTATCATTCATCATAGCAGTTTCCATGCTTTTACTTACATTATTAACAGATACATCAATAGAGTTTGATATTTGTTTGTCTTTATCTTTAAGCTTAATAGCAGTTTTCTTAAGCCTATCAACAGCAAGTTTAAGAGTATTACTAAAATTAAGTTCCATAATGTATTCTTGTGAGGCATTCATATTAACCATTTCATTTAAACAAGCAAGATAGCAGCGAATTCCTCTAAGATTATTACTTGTTGCATATACATTTGTATCGGTTTTTAATTTACGAATATTATCATTAAGGCAATCAATTCGTACACAATTTGATATATTGAAATTTTCTCTTAAAGAATCTCTATGTATTTCCATTGCTTCACATAATTTATCTTTTTCAAGAATAACAGGAACTGTAATAGAAAAATCAGCTAATGAATCTATGGAATCATTATCTAATTTATATAGATTATTGAAAACGATACCTTCTACATTATCATCTATCAATCCTTCATTAATAGATTCCATAACATCAGCTATATACACAATAGATGCAGCTTCTTCAAAATCATCATCGTCCCATTCATCATCAAAATCCCAATCATCATCAGAATTATCTACATCAGAACCATAATCTGTTGATGTATCTCTATCCCAATTTTCATCATCTGAATAAAGATTATTTTCATAATGCTTGATTTTTTCATAATCCTTTTTTAATTCGGTTAGGTATTTTTCCAAATCAGCTTTTCTATTTTTATCTGTTGTTTTTTCTAATTTAGCTTTAATTGAATCTATTTCTTTTTCATATGCCTTTATTATTTTTTCAGTCTGCTTTCTAGATAATGTCATCTGTATGATTTTATCTGTAATAAAAGCTATTAATGCTACTATTGGATGTATATTAATACTAGCTACTATAAATAATCCTCTTATGATTGAGAAAAACTTAGGTAAACCATTTACTATTTGATATGGGTTTTTAGCAAACATGCTTGTCACTAAAGATTTTAATCTTGTAATATTATTTTTATTATCAGGATCTTTAGCGCAATCCTTTCTAAATTTATTAATATCTTCTAATACTTCAGGATCTATTCTTTCATCAGGATTACCCTTTTTAGCATTTTTAATTAAATCTTTAGTCGCCTTTTTAATTTCTTTAGTTTTATCCACAATGGGTTTTAATAATTTTCCTTCCTCATGAAACGGAGAGCAATATGATTCTATTAATTCATCAGCACTGCTATATTCATCAGCATAATCAGTACCAAATATTTCATCTTCTGTTTTATCATATAAATAATAAAGAGCCTTATTAAAAGCATCCTGCTTCATTACTACAGATTTCTTCTTAACTTCATTAATTGCTGATAATTCTTCTTCTCTTATTACTGAAGAAAAAATAAAATAATCTGTAACAGCTTCAATTATTTTTTCTGACGGATAATTCATATTATGCTTATTAAGAGCATAATATGAAGTCTCTAAAGCATGAGAATATTTATTTTTAAATGGGATAGTATAAGTATCTATACATTCTGTTATTTCCATTACAGCAAAATAAATATCATCGACATTAGTTACTTCAGATACTATTTTATCTATATTAAATCTTTTGCTAATTTTACTATAATTTTCAATTATTCTATCACATTCTTGTATCTTTTGGCATTGATCAATTAAAGCATTAAAACTTTCTTCAGTAGCCTGATTTGAATTAGTGATACTTGTAGTTACAGCAACGCCTTTAGAGGAAAGGGCTTTATTTATTGCATTTATTGAATCTGAAATAGCACTATTAACTGGTTTATAGCCTGCTGTTATTTTAGCTTTAGCTTTACTTTTCTGATGACTAATACGATGCTTAAATGATCTCATAAGTTGAGAAGCATCCCTTACTTTATCAACATTTTCAACAAGAAATGCGCTGCATGTCTTAATAGTTGAAGCATTTTCATTAGCACATACTTCTTCAAAAATATCTAATGCTTTATTAAATGCCTCATTAGAATTTTCTGCTAAAGATTCCCAATTCATTATTGAATGGATGGCATTATCTGTACAAAATACATTACTCTCCGTATACAGCCTAGGAATTATTGCAGAACCGGTAATTTTATTACCTTTATTACGAATACGTTTAGAAATATCATTATATGTAATATTCATAGTTTTATACCGCCTTTCCTCAATTATTATTTAATATAAAGTTGAGTAATTTAGGGGTTAAGGGTTATTATTCTGTAACATAAAAATAAAAACATTTTTAAGGGAGGTTCTTAAAATTTATGGATAAAATTATTGCTAATATTATCCTTGAAGGAGCCGCTACTGTAGAAGATTCTATCATTACAGATGGTAACGGCAAGAGAGTTGTAGCTGAAGGAACTCTCCAGGATATGGACGTTGAAAATAGAAATAAAAGAATTTATGCTAAAGCTGATTTAATACCTGAAATAAATGGTCCTAGAATGACAGAGCTTATTAAAGCAAAACAATTCTGCGGTGAATACGGTCATCCTTTATCAGATGACTTAGTAAGACAGCAGACTATAGATCCTAAACTTGTTTGTGTTCGTTTTAACAAAGTTTGGGTTGAGGATAATCTTGTTAAAGCTAGATTCCAAGGCACTAATAATGATTATGGTGAATATTTTGATAGAGATCTCAGAGATGGTTGTAAACCAGCATTCTCACTTAGAGCTCTTGGTGCTATAGAAAATGTTAGTGGTAAAGCATATGTTAAGGGTATTAAAATTATCACTTGGGATAGCGTTATTTATCCTTCACATAGAGTTGCTTACACATCAAACATTGTAACAGAATCTACTATGGATGGTAAACCATTATTTGAGAATCAAATTGTAGTTCCTAATAATGACCCTGGTACAATTATTACATTAAGAGAATCTGATGCTAGAACGGTCATTAGCAGACTTCAGAAAGAATCAGCTAATATGGATCTTATTCTTAGCACATTTGATGGTATCTACGATAAGATTAGTCTTGTAAATGAAAATACAATTATGCTTACTAATGCTATGGGTGGAAAGATTTCAGTTAATCTTGAAAATCATGTACAAAATCTTATTATGGATTATGTAACCAAATATTAAAAAATAAAAAAATAAAATAACCCAAGGGAGAAATCCCTTGGGTGTAGTTTTATACTTTTTTACACATAAGATTTTTAACATCTGCAGTTATTTTTATAAGTAATCGTTGATTTATATAATCTATTTCATATCTACAATCATACACTCCAGTACACTGATATCTTGATATAAAATTATTATATAATTCTATTGGTATTAAATTGCCATTAAAATTAACATCTATTGATTCTTGATTAATTTGAATGGTAATTAATTCATTATTATCTATACAATCTTTTATACAATTATAAAGTCTACTGGCTATATCTTTATTAAATCTGCATAAATAATCTAAGCACATAAATATATGATCATGATAATATCTACGTTCATATTTTAAACCTGGTAAATACCAATGTTTAATAAATGTATCATATCTAGGTTTATCAAATATCACATCCAGGTTAAATACATTATTAATTTCATTTATATGACTAGATATATATAATAAAGTTTCTAACTCGCATGCATGTTCTATGTATTTATTATAATTAGAATCAGCCAAATAAAGTTGATAATTAATCAATTGATCTGTATGATATAATTCATGTATTATAGTAGATAATATGGAAATTTTTAAATCTATAATATCTTCATTATATCTACTTATTACAACAGGATTTATAGATACAATATTAGGTAATCTAGAATAACCACCTTCATTACTTGCCATTAAATTTGCCCAATTAATATCTAAAACAGCTTTATTAATAGGATTAATTCTTCCATTATAATAATTAAATACATTGATTATAAAATCGTTTATTTCTTTATCATAGTTATTAATCATTTTAATTCATCCTTTCTAATTTATTATAAATATAATATACAATCTTAGCATAATTTACCGGACAAATAATTAAAACGGAGGTGATAATATGCCAGCACATTCAATTATAAGATCTGGTAATCAAATGACTCAATTATTAAATAAAATTGAGCGTAGACTTGGTCTGTCTGTTCTTCCATTACCAGAAGCTATATCTAAAGATACTTGGCATACTGTAATAGAGGAAGATACTATTCCTACATTTAGTAGATATTTTCCATATAAGATAACTGTTGTTATAGATAATACATGTGAAAAAGATGGTTTCTTTTTCATTGATAAAGATCTTCCTGAAGGATGTAAGATTCTTGGTGTTAAAGATATAGATTGGCAGTCGTATAGATGTGATCCTAGATTTGATCGTTATGGAATAAATTTCTCTACTTATGATTTTATCAGTAGAGATTATGGTGTAGATGATGTAGCATTTTCTCAAATGTCTGCTGATTATTTAAGCTTATTTAATTTAGGAATATATATTGAATTTGAATATCCTAATAAAATTAAACTTGTATCAGTTAATGGTTCACCAGTATCTAGATATCGCCCATTCCCTCTTCAGGTATTTATAGAGCATCCTGCTAACTTGATGACTATAAGTCCTACAATGATGGAAACTTTTGAAAAATTAGCCCAAGCAGATATTGCTACTATGATATATCAGCAACTTAAATTCTATGATAATACTGAAACTGTATTTGCTAATATTGATCTTAAACTTGATGATATCAGATCATGGAGTGAGAAGAGAGATGATATCGTAAGAGAGCTTGATGAAGCACATGTATCTACAGCTAATGAGTTTGGTTCTTTAATCATGACTGTATAAAAAATAAATTCCGTAGGGAGAAATCCCTACGGAAATATTATTCTGTTTTTGCTCCTACTTTATCAAAGAATGATTGTTTGTCATATTTCTTAATACTATTATTTTCTCCAGTCATTAAATTATATGAATTAGTACCATATGCAGGTCGACCAATATAATTTAACATATTTTGAGCCATTACATACATATTACAAGTTGTAAGCATGTGGAATAATGAAAATAATGTATCTGAAGTCATAAAGAAAAATGTACCATCATTATTTAAATATACTTTCAAACCTATAGTTTCAAATCCATTAACCATATCAACAGCAGGTTCAAATTCAATATAATTATTAAATGCTAAATTAACCTTTATAGGTTCTGGATGAGTTGGTATAAATATTTTTCCATCTTTTTTAGAAAATATTGTATTAATACCATCTTCACCAATAAACCATTGCATAACTTTTTTAAGATTAAATATAAGAAAATATATATTTTCAGGACCTATAATAACTCTATCTTTAATATCTTTTGTATTATACTCTATAGAAAAATAGTAAGTGAAATCTCTTATTATTTTAACTCTATATGAAATATCATTTGGATTGGTTTTATATAAATATTCTCTATGAAAGTTTTCTTTAATTCTATCATTTGTATTATTATTTTTTCTTTGAAAATACAAATCTATATTAAAATTTAATGTAGCTCCAAATCCTAACCACATCACTTTATCACTAATTCTATCATAATCATTATGAACTAAAGTGCACATTTCAACCATCAATATACAGCCCTTCCTAAATTGATTTAAACTATTATATTTTAGTTTAAAGCAAAATAAAAAATAATATTTAGAAAATGAAATAGGGAGAGTTTATAACTCTCCCCATTCATTCCCTTTGGTCACTATATAGTAATTTTACTTACCAGCATTATTTGTAAGATGGGCTGGGATAAAATGCATATCATACTGCATAGCTCCATTCGGCAACATAATAGGATTAGGATTAAACAATATAACTATGATTTTACCTTTATCTTTACAAGGTGTTGTAAATGCTATCGGATACTTAGCTAATAATTCAGGTATATCAATATACTCATTTATATTAACCTCAGTCAACTTAATATTATTAGGTCTATCCGTAGCATTAAGACTCTTCATTTTATCCTTAAAATGTTTGCTATGGATTAAATCATATAAAGCATAAACTGAAAGGTTACTAGTACCCAATAAAGATACTAAATGCTTGGCATTATCAGCCTCCATCTCGGCATCAGATAATCCACATGTTTTATGTTTAAAGCATGAAGGAATGTTCTGCTGATTCTGAGCATTCTGCTGATTTGTTGTAGTATTTACAACCGCAGGTTCTGTTTTGGTCTTTGGCATATTAGGTCCGAGCACAATTTTACCACCAGCAATACCAGCAGCTACAGGTGTTGTTTTGCTAGGCGTGATAAAATTATTAATATTAAAACCTGTTCCTACTGTACTAGCTACTGCTGGCTGTTGAACAGTACTATGCTCTGTAGAATTCATTACAGGTGCTGATTCCACACTGGCATTTTCAATATTTTGATCTTTAGCCTTATCTACTTTTTTAGATTCTTTAACAGGTTTGTTACAATCTGGAGTATTATTAATCTCTTTACTTAATAATTCATATGCAGCTTTACGTTTTGCATTTGTAACTCCGAGTAAATCACCCCTCATCATATCTTTATTAGTGGAACCAAGTGCATTGGTTTCTTCATCAGGATCATACTCAGCAGCATATGCTATAATTTCATTTCTGCTTAAACCCTTAAGAGGTGAAGATTTATCCTCTGCTTCAGAGTCTTTTATTTCATTATTTTCTAAGCAACCAAGATCTACACTATTAGATTTAATATTAATTATAGATTTAAGTACATTATCTAAATTAACGTTAAATTCTTTATTTTTATCTTCATTCTGCATAATACCTGCTAAGATATATGCTTCATTATAGTTATGACCTAGGCAAAGATTAATATAAGAAGAGTATGCTTTTGATAATTCATCTGCATTTGATGCATTATGCATTTTAGAGATCACATCTTTAAAATCTTCATTTGGGAAGTTTTTAATTGTATGATTTTCCATCAAATGAATTACGACTCTTGCACCTTCTTTAATTTTGTTAATATTCATTTATTTGTCCTCCTCAAGACATAATTTTTATTTATATTTATAGTGACCTTTTAAGATATTCTATATCTTATTACACTATTATATTATATAATTAAAAAAACCTTTAATTACAAAAATAATACAGATAGGGATTTCTCCCTATCTGTATCATTCTTTATATACTGTAGTACACATTACATTTTTAGTATTGTATTTCTTTTCTATAGATACAGACCTATTTTCTAATTCTTCATCACTCATAAATATATCTTTACATGATTTAGAATATACTGAAAATATTGGTTTCTTTGCCTCGTAGTATTTTTTGGTAAAGAAGAATCCATTATCTACAACGTCTATATATAAAGTATTATCTTCCCTACATCTTCCAAGTGTCTGTCTAGCTAAAACTTCTGATTTAAATGGCTCTGCTAAATTAATAACACACCTAAGATCTTTTATATCACTTGCAGCTCCGCATGACTTAGTAGTACTAAGAATTATCTTATTATACAAATTGACTTCTTTGGCTCCTTTTTCAACAGCACTTGTATATATTCCTACACTGCCATTTAAAAATGGAAATTGAGAAATGATATAGTCGTAAACCGTCGTAATACCTGCATTTGTACCTATATAAATAAGTATCTTACCATTTATATTAAATACCATATCTATAAGTATAGTAACAAGCTTAAGAAAGTTAGGTCTATTTACAATATATGATACATATCTATTACGATCAAATCCATATTGATTTTTACATCTATTAATATCCATAGCTGTTGGATGGGAATTAAAATGCATCGCACAATAGTTAACATGTGGATCTGTTTCTTCATTAAATAAAGAAATAGCTGGTATATTTTTAAAATACATTTTATATATTTCATTTTCTTCTTTAGAAGATCTTGCAGGGGTTGCTGTTAAATATAAAGTCTTTTTAGTATTAGAATGAAAATCTATTTTACACATATTATCGAAATATAAATGAGCCTCATCAAATACTTTTAATGAGCATTTTAAATATTTAAATAATTCATCAACAGTATTCCATCCATATTTATCACCATATGATCTTATAGTAGCATGAGACGCTAATATGATTTGATATTGCATTGGATCTCTATTAAGTATTTTATGAATGCTTGAAGAACCTGTTAGCATATAGATTTGTTTTTCATCTAACTGAGTATATTCTAATATTCTATCTTTCCATTGATTTAACCAATCAATAGAGTTAGTTATTATAATAGCTCGTGATCCAGTATAACATACTGTGGCTACAGTTAGAAATGTTTTACCAGAACCTGTAGTTGAGTTAACACATAATTGCGATTTTGATTTTGTATAAAAATACTTGTCTTCGCCTAAAATAAATTTAAGAATTTCTAATTGCCTATCATCTTTAGGTAAATATTTTATAGGCATAGGCTCAGTATTTTCAAAAGGATCACATGATTTATCTACTACAGGCTCGCACATAAATGTATTTTTAAGATAATTTATATCAAATCCTCTTGGGATGATAAGTTTCTTATTTTCTTCATCATATTCAATCGCTTTAAAGAATGATTGATGATATGTAGGATTCCATACAGAAAATAAATATTCTAAACGTGGAGCATCTCCCATTTCATAATTATTTATTTCTATTCTAGAATGCTTTAAAATAATTTTATCCATCATTCAATATCCTTTCTTGAACTAGGTTTTAAAGTAGCATTGGTCATAGTAGCTCCACAATGCGGACAAAAAGGCAAATGACTCATATCTATAATAACGCCATTACCATCATATGATAAACACATTCTACAATTACTACAACCACATCTATCATTTACAAATATCCATTCTGCAAATATTTCTTCTTTTACTTTAGCAGGTTCCATATTATTTATTGCTTCTTTAGTTACAAACATGTCTGGCATAACCGCTAATGGCAAATACTGCCAGGAAATTTTATCAACTTCAATATATTTTTTATTCATTAATATCACCTCTTAAAAAATAATAAATCAACCGCAATATAACATTATTGTAATATATATGACTGTGGTTGGTTATATGTATTGCATATTTCTCCTAATACACATTATTATGACAGCATCCCGTAGGGTTAACGCCCTACGGGATAACTGTTCTTTTTATCTGAGTATTGTAGTTTCTAAACCATTAATAAAAGTTACTCTAATAGTATTTTGTTTGAAGTGATTTTTAAGTTCTTCAGCATGTATAAAAACATTTCGTTTCCATTCATGAATATCTATACCTTTATCATACTCGGTATAATCAGCTTCTAAAACAAATACTTCTTCTCCGCCATTAGGACATCCCCATATTTGTTTGTAAACGGTTTTAGCAGGTTTAACAAGCCAAGATATAGAACCATCATTATAATTTTCTTCAAATTCTTGAAGAAATCTACAAAAATTATCAAAAGACATTCCGGAAACTAATTCTCCAGAATGATAACCTTCAATTGTTGAAATTGTTACTATAGCTTTTGTATGATTTAATTTATATTCTTCCATTTTTATTTTCCTTCTTTTTCTACAATCTTAACCATTTCTATACCTTTATCAGGATCATTAATTTTAACATCATCGCTAAATAATCCATCTGACATATAGACCTGAGGTTGCTCACAGAAGAATAAATCAAAGAATGATGGTGCATGCTTAGAATATGACAGCGGATCATAGAGAACTTTACCAAGATTCTTATACAATAATGATACAACAATACTAGGATTATTAACAAGAGCATGGTCAAGTGTTAATAATTTATATTGTGTATATGGATTATTCCAATTAGGTTTAGCTAATACATTATCGGGTGATACTATCTGATTTGCCAATATTACTTCAAGATGAACAGCATCTACATCAAGTCCACCATCTATTACCAAATCAATAAGAGTCTGTAAGGCTTCATCTTTAGTCATCTTTTCAGTGACATCAGATTTATTAATACAGTTAATAATATCATTCATAGTCTTACTAATCTCATCATTTGATATTTTGATATAGAATAATATATCTTCGGTAAGAGCACTTAAAGGAATAGCTACCTTACCATCTACAGCAGAAGCTTTATTACGAATTTGCTTATTAAGCTCATTTGAAATATATAAAGAATCATTATCTTGAGTTCCACATTCTATCATTTCACCAGTAGGTGTTTGTATATAGAATCTGGTAACGTATTCATTATAAACTCCAGAATTTTCATCTATATCAAAAGCTATTTCATTACCATCATCATCATATGATATAGTATCTTCTTCCTCATTAACAAGAAATACATCTTCTGGATCTATAATCATAAAATATTTCTTAAGATCTATGTCATCTAAATCTGTAAGTTTAATAGCATTAGATTCTACATCAAAGAAATCTTGAAATTGCGGTAACCATTTCATGGCAACAATATGAGTTTCAAGAAGATGTTTTGCTGATAATAGAATCTGTGTTAATATTGATGATAATATTTCTGCAGCAATCTTACCTACGTTAATATTAATATTGGTGTAGAAAAGATCTCCATAACAGCATTTACAAATACCTGTACCTGAAGTTCTAGATGCACAAGTCATTGGACTTTTAAGATATATAGTTTGACCTATAAGATGCTTATCTTTTTTATAATCAACAAGATACTGCATACCATTAGGTTTAAAACGATAATATCTATTTTTAATCATATTAAGATGCTTCTCAGTTTTTACTTCATACTTCATAAAATGCTGAGACATGCATTCATAATTAAAATCTGGATTCAATATAGTGTCAATATTATTCAGTCCAAGAAGTCTTGCAAAGTCACCAGAATCACCAACGTTATTCTTAGATAGAATCTGAGCTTTTCTAGCTGTAGATGATTCTATAAAATAATCTGTTGGCGTATTAACGCCACCTGTAGTAAAGCTTCTGTCAATCTTATGATCAAATACCAATCCATCATTAGCTGGTTTTGTGCCAATATTAAGTCTTGCTTCTTTAAACTGTCTTGGGTTTATAGCTTCAGATGCTTTAAAACTATTAGCAAGCCCATGGTCATAACCCAAATATTGTCTGCTATTTTTGATTATTTCAATAGCTTTATTTGTTGCTTCCATACCAGCATCCTTAACTTGGTCAAATGGCACATCGGCTAAAGATACATGAAGCAGATCTCTATATGCAGGAACTGCCTTCATGAGTGCTATATCATCTTCATTATTAATTGTATTTGCTAAATAATAAGAAAAATGTTCTATATTACTATAGTTCCATAATCCATCGCAAATATTATTATTCAGAAATACATTACCATATTTAATCTTATTTTCTTTTGTTAACACATATTCATCGACAAAGTTCTTAATATTTTTTCTTTTGAGCTCTGGTGACCAGAATATATGCTTAGGTCTTATTTGATTATTGTTTTTAAGCACCATACTCCACATGAATAAACTAAACCAATAATCCACAATAAATAATTTGCAAGATATGTTATTCTCCCATGCAATTTCAATCATTAGATTATGTATATAATCCTCATCAATACCATCTTTTAAGATGGCTCCTATACCATCAATATGGTCTGCAATGTTCTCTGCCGTTATATCCTTAGGAACATAGATTGAAATACATGTTTCACGATTTTTTATCATATCTGCATAGATATAATAATTTTTAAAATTCACCAGATAAGTTTCTGGAATTTGTGTGGTTGTTGTTTGTGACATATATTTATTCCTCCTTATATTATTATAGATATAATATACATTTAAAAAAGATTTATATCCATATTAATAAAAAGTACTTTTAAGAATAAAATTATAAAATAAATAAACCGTATGGGTTTCCCCATACGGCTATCTATTTATACAGAGAGTGAAATATTAAATTAGAAAGTAATCTTGGGAAGTGCAGGCATTTTCTTCATATTCTTAATATGCTGAACCTGAGATTTCTTTGCAACCATTTTTGCTTTGGTTTCATATTTCTTGAAAATGCGGCTACGAAGATCGCGTTCTCAAACTCTGTTAAGAGCAAGTTTATTAAAGAGAGGATCTTTTGCATTACGAGCAAGGATTAAGCTTGCTAAGTGAGCACGACGAGTAAAGTCATCATTTTTGTTAAGACGAACAAAAGTCTTTTTACTCATCTTTCTAGCCTCAACAAGAGCCTGAACTTCTGCAGATTCTACAAATGATTTCTGAGCATTCTCACCGCCATCGAAATATGTAACGCTTTCAAGAGCTGCAGCTTGCATATTTGCATCAACTTCAGCAGCAATAGCATCCATACCCTCTTCGGTTTCAGGATCTGCAATATTAGCAGCTATATCAATATCGTTAATTGTATTAGCATCGCTTTCTAAAACTTTTCCAAATAACATGGTATATACCTCCTAAATAGTTTATTTTGTTTAGATCTAAAAAATTAAGTATATTTATAAATGCACTTAAGATTTATTAATATGTTTATGATTTTAAATATGGTTAAACTTCCAAATAAAAATATATTATATATTTGTAATATATTGAAAGGAGAAATAAAAAATGTCGCAAGATTTTATGAAGGCTATGAGCCTTAAAGCTATTCAAGAATACGAACAAGTAATGGTAGATGGATTAAAACGTTCTTTTCCATTATTAAACGAATGTGAATTAAGAGAAGCAATTCAATATTCTATTACAAATCGTCTTGAAAACAAACCAGCTTATTTGGAAAATAATTACACAAAAAATAAAATCAATGGCACAGTTTTAGATATAATAAACTATATCCAAAAACTAGAACCTATAATGACATCAAGCGGTGTTTTATTTAAGAAGCACAAAGAAGCAGATAATCCACTTGCAAAAATGATTATGGGTTTTATCGAACAACGTGGAATTTATAAGAAGGAAATGTTTAAGCATCCTAAAGGAACTGAAATGTTTGAACGATATAATCTCTTTCAGTTACTTGAAAAACTTAATGCGAATGCAACCTATGGTGTATTGGGTGCCCCTACGTCGTTGTATTACAATATCTATGTAGCTGAAGCAATTACCAGGCAAGGACGTTCATATATCAGTTGTTCTATTATGTTATTTGAATCACTATTAGCTAACAATATTAAATTTAATAACCTTAATGAAATAATAACTTTCATTAATAATGTGGAACATGAAAAACCTAATAGAAAACTTATTGATAGTTATATTTTAGATAGAAATATAACTCTTGAAGAATGTTTCTTTAAAGTAATGAATACTGTTGATATGATGATATGGGTTCCATCTGAAGATGAAATGGCAAGAGTATGGGAATACTTAAGAGGATTATCTCAAGAAGATATAAATCGTATTTATTATAAAAATAATTTATATACTTTTGTAGATTTACCAATAGTAACTGATCTTATTATTAAAATACTTTGTGAAATTGATGACCCATTTATGGATCCCAATAAACCACCAAAGAATATTAAAGAAGATCTTGATACTTTAGTATCAATGGTTAAAGAATATGTATATTACCCACATTTCTATATTGATAAATTAGATAGATTGGAATATATGCAGAGAGATATAGTTGCTATAAGTGATACTGACTCAACCATTATATCATTTGATGCATGGTATAGATTTATTCTTGATAAAGTTTATAATATAGATATGCCTGTAAAGCATCAGAAACGTGATATGGTAGAAGTAATCAAAGCAGATGAATGGGGAGATAAGCCATTAAGAGAAATGGTCACTTATGTAGAACCAAGATATGATTATAATTTCTATACTGATGAGGTTATTGAATTAGATCGACTTGTTGAACCATGCGTATTAGTCCCTCAAGATAATCTTAGATATGCTATTATAAATATTATTGCTTATATATGTAGTGATCTTGTTGTGGATTATCTTGCAGAATATACAAAACTCTCTGGTAGTTATGTCGAAGGTACTAAATGTCGCATGATTATGAAAAATGAATTCTTATTCCAACGTGTTATGCTTACTGAGAGTCGTCGAAATTATGCAGATATACAGAATCTTCAAGAGGGTAATATTATTCCTAAAGGTATTAAAAGCCAGTTAGCAATAATGGGTTTACCTATGAATAAAACTACATTATCAGACGACGTTAGAAAAAGATTACAGCAAATTTTATATGAAGATGTGTTAACTGCAGATAAGGTTGATCAAGTTAATGTAATGAAAAAGCTTATAATATTTGAAAAAGAAATTTATAATAGTATTATGAATAAAGAAACCAAGTATTATAAACCTGATAATATAGCAGCTATAAATAGTTATAATAAAGATCCATTGTCTGTAAATGGTATTCTTGCAGCTACTATTTATAATGAGATGCGCAATGAAGATATGCCTGCTATTAATCTTGAAGAACGTAATAAGATTACTAAAATTAAGATTGACGTTAATAAAAAGAATGTAGATAAAATCAAAGATACTTATCCAGAAGAACATGCTAAATTAGTTAGACTTCTAAATCATCCAATACTTGGAGCTAAAGTTACAGTTATAGGATTACCACCTGATGTCGCTGTTCCAGATTGGGTGTTGAGTTTCGTTGACTTTACTACAATTATTAACGATCAGCTTAAGAACTTCCCTCTTGATAGTATTGGGCTTAAGAGATTGAATAATGATTCGGTTAACGTATCTAATATAATTCAATTATAAAATAGAGAGGGAGAAATCCCTCTCTATAAATTTATTAAGGAGAAATTATAATGAAATTAGCAGTAAGTTATTTTTATCAAATTAGATTTTTTAAACCTTATATGATACCTATATCCACTGCAGTATGGGATCCTAAATGGTATCATGCAAATAAAGATCAAAAATATATTTTTAAAGATAAAAATGGAGTTATTAATGGCGTAAGATCCGCCATGCTAATGCCAGGAGAAACATGCAAAGATTTATGTCGTGGTCCTGGAATGTGTTTTTGTAAAACCGGAATAGTTGATCCTAATAATTGTGATTTTCTTAAAGCATATACGAATCAATTAAATAGTATAGATTTTAATATATTTATGAATAACTTAGAAGAAATGTGTAATAAAGTTAAAAATGTATTAAACTTTTATGAAGAGCCTATTGTCGTGTTCATTGTGCATGAATCATGTGATAATATATGTAGCGAAAGAATTCCAATTATAAATGTATTTAGAAATAAAGGATATGAAATTGATGAATTGAAATATCCTATAAAAGAAAATTATTAAAAGGAGAATATTAAAATGAGTATTGAAGAAATTATTGAAGCAAGGGTAGAAGAGATTATAGAAAAATATAGAAACGGATTTCAGTTAAATGGAAACGCTATGTCTGAACGAGATGAAGTATTTTTAAGAAATGGTATTGCTAATGGTATAGTTATTGCCGGATTAGCATTAACTAATACTAATTGCGATAATATATTAAATCCAAATAAAAATAAATAATTAAATTAATACCATAGGGAGAAATCCCTATGGTATTTTTATTTTTTTTAATTATATATTATAATAGTGATAGTAAATGAGGTCGATATTGCTATTAATAAAATTTATAGGAGAATAAATATTATGAACTTTAAAAACGCCGAGAATAAACGCAATGCTAAAAAAGAGGCTGAAAAATACGCCAGAGATATAGCTAACACAGTGTATTGGAATAGAATATTAAATATATTCGATGATTTTTTAATAGATGAAGAGCATATTAATTACTTATATGGATTAAATATTGATACTTTTAATAGATTAACTATGAAGTTTACATTATCCGAATATGTAATTAGAACATTTAAAAATAGTATAGACTGGCAGTGCATTTTAACATATCAAAAGTTATCTGAAGATTTCATACGAGAAATGAAAGACCACATTGATAACTGGTATTTTGTATCAAGATATCAAAAATTATCTGAAGATTTTATTAGAGAATTTCAAGATAAAGTTTGCTGGGATACAATATTTCAATTCCAAGATTTATCAGAGAAATTTATAGAAGAATTTGAAGATAAAATTGATAACTGGTATTTTGTATCAAGATATCAAAAATTATCAGATAATTTTATTGAAAAATTTCATGACAAAGTCAATTGGGATTATATACTAAAGTATCAAAATGTATCAAAAGTATTAGTTAAAAAATATAAAGAAGAATATTATTTTGATTATATTAATATGATTGGAGATATATCTAAAAATGATATAATACAATACCAAGATAAAATTAATTGGAATTTGCATTATATATATAAAAATATGTCTATAGATCTTATTAGAGAATTTAAAGATAAAATTAATTGGGATTTGGTATGCGAAAATTGTGATCTATCAATAGATTTACTTAGAGAATTTAAAGATTATCTTGATTGGACCAGCGTATTATGCAATGTAGATGTATCTTTAGATTTTATTAGAGAATTTAAAGATTATGTCGACTGGGAATATATGACTTCTGAATTTGAATTGTATGATAGTTTTATCAGAGAATTTAGAAATTATGTCGATTGGGATGATATATCTGGATGCTATACTCTTACTGAAGATTTTATTAGAGAATTTCAAGATAAGGTTAATTGGCATTTAATATCGGAATACCAAAAATTATCTGAAGATTTCATTAAAGAATTTCAAAATAAAATAGATTGGTGTTGTATATCGGAGCATCAGAAGTTATCTGAAGAATTTATAACTAAATTTAAATATAAAGTCGATTGGAAAAAAATATCTCAATATCAGGTATTATCTAAAGATTTTATTATTAAATTTAAAAGTTTTGTGTATTGGGAAAACATTCAAAAATATCAAGATGCATATAAATCCTGTAGTGGTGTTTATAAAAGATACAAAACAAAATACGAAAAACTTAAACGTCAAAAATCTTGGGATGAGGAATCTTTAGTTTATCGTAATAATGGATGTTCATGTTATAATTCCGCATATGGATTAATTGCCGAACGTGATGAAGATTTAGAATCTATTAAATACATATTAAATTCAAACCGCTATAACACATGGGAAAATATATTAAAGGAGAAATGATAAAATGCTAATAGCAAATGATACTGACAGATGGGATTTTGAAAAATCCGAAAAATTTATTAAAGATAATTTACAACAAGGTGATGAAGATGTAATATATTCACAGGCAGAATATTTAAAAGTGACAGAAGATTTTGCTAGAGAATTTAAAGATAAACTAGAAATAGAATTATTTTGTATCTGCGCCGAGTTATCAGAGGATTTCTTACGTGAATTTAAAGATGAATTCGACTGTGTGGATTGGATCAATATATCTTATTTACAAGAACTATCAGAAGATTTTATTCGTGAATTTCAAGATAAAGTTAATTGGACCGGCATAACAATGTGTCAGGATATATCTGAAGATTTCATACGTGAATTTCAGGATAAAATAGATTGGGATGCTATGCCAGTTGATAAATTATCTTATGAATTACTTGATGAATTTGAAGACAAATTTGATTTGGGTTGATTGAGGTTTTATAAATGAAAGAAATAAATATAGAAAAATTACAAAGCTTAATTGATGACACATCATATGAAATTATTAATTGGAATTATATGGTGACAAATTATTATTTACCTGAAGATTTATTAAATGCTATTATAAAAAATACTTCTAAAGGTCTGGACTTAATTAAATCAATACTACAGCATCAAAAACTATCACAAGATTTTATTAAAAAATATATTAATGATTCTAATTATAGCTATAAAATATCATTAAATAAAAATTTATCTGAAGAACTGATTACTGATCTTGATGATGCTAAAATTAATTGGGATAATTACTTTTCAACCCATAAATTATCTGAAGATTTTATTAGGAAATTTAAAGATAAAGTATCTTGGACGACCATAATAAATACCCAGGATTTATCTGAAGATTTTCTTATGGAATTTAAAGATGAAATTAAATGGCATGATATTATTACAGAAGTATATAAAAATTTACCTAAAAATATTATTGAAAATATTAAGAATAATATAAAATGGGATGATATATTTTATTATACACTTACAGAATGGGATGAAATTAAAAAGTGTATGCCAAGTAAGCATGAAGACTTTATTAGAAAATTTCAAGACATGCCATTTAATTGGAAATATATTTTTATATTAGGTAGTTATAGTGGTTTTAATCTATCTAGTAAATTTATTAAAGAATTTCATAGTAAAGTTGGTTGGGCTTTTATAATTCCAAGATATAAACTAAGAGCAAATTTTATTAGAGAATTTAAAAATGAATTTACATATAGCGATTTAAAATTACTACATCGCTATCAAAAAATGTCATCAGATCTTAAGTATGAATTGCATAAAACTATTAAACCACCTGCACCAGAAAACCCTTATGCTCCAAGACCAGCAAAACGAGCAGAAGATACTAATGCATAATTATGGATGGGCTGTAATTACAGCCCATCTAATTCCAATAAAGTATTTTATTTTTGCAAAAGGTTTGCCAGTAGGATAACCCTACTGGCAATTTCATCTTAATTATAAAATCATTTTATAATTTATTATAAAAGACAAAGAACCTTCTTATACAGTGTATAAAACTTTTTACTTTTACCTTTATTATATTGTCAGTATTTTATTCTCATCAAATTGAACTTTTAGGCCTAAAACCATAGCATGATGAGCAATTGCCATCTTTTCAGCAGGAATATTGATATTATCATAGACAGAAATATCAACTCCGTCCTTTAATCCGGCATAGATTTCATAAAGCTGATCTTTATTATAACCAGCATTTACATACTTGGTTAAATCAAAACCTTCAGCCAATGCAGTAACAGCCCAGTTGGAAATCACATAAGGAATTTCAGGATTAAAATACGGATGCAACTGTTCTGTGGTTAAACCATGGGAATAACCTGTAAGAAGAATCTGCATCTGAGTTGCATTAAGATCAGTATTAAGAAAACCAGTTGTCCAAATTTCTTGATTTTCTTTAGCAGATGTAAATACTGATACTAAAAGTTGCAACTGCTCAGTATCAAAATTGCTAAGTACTTCTTCAGGTATTGCACAATTAACTATTAGATGTGTCGCATTTTCAATCCATCCTGATGAGTATTTAGGGTTATCCAAGAGTTTCAATTGTAAATTTTTTTGTTCCATTTTTGATAGTCTCCTTTCAATAGATTTTATTATAAAGTAAAGTTTATTTTATATTTGTAATATTTTTCTTTTTATTTAATTTCCTCCATTTTGCTTAGGTTGGCGAAACATTACAATAAAATCTAACAAAAGGAGGTAAAATAAAATGGCTTATAATCAGCCACCTAATATGATGGGTGCAGGTCCAGCCTACGGTAATATAATGCCAGGTAGAGCTGTGGTAAATCCAGGTCAACCGCCCCCTCAGGCTATGCCTAGAAAAAGACCTCAACAAATAAGAACTATATATGCTCAAAAAACTACTAAAAATAAAAGTTTTTTAGATATGCATCATTATCTTAAATCTATTGGAATTAAGAATAATGAGTTCATGTTAACACTTATTGATCCAGATCTTGATGGAATAGATCCTCATGATCCTAATTTAAATTCATATTATAAACAAAAAGTATTGCGAGAATGCTTATGTAATTATTGGTATTTCATCAGAGAAGTAGTAAGAGTTCCTTCATCTGGTAAACCAAGAATGTATAAATTAACTAGAGCCAATCTTGCATTAAACTTTTGTATGTGTTTAAACCTTAATGTGTTTGAGGAAATTCCTCGTCAGCAAGGTAAGACTGTATCTGTTGCGATTAGATTATTATATATTTATAATTTTGGCACTACAAACTCTAAGATGGCTTTCTTACATAAGAACATGGACGGTGCTAAGGATAACTTACAGACTCTTAAAGATATTAGAGATACTTTACCTCCATACTTAATTATGAAAGAAAGAATGTTACCAGATGGTAAAGTAGATAAGGGTAAGAATAATACTAATGAAATAGTAAACCCATTTAATAATAATGCTATTAAAGCATATGCTTCAGCTACTAATAAAGCTAAAGCGGCATCGTTACTTAGAGGTAAGACACTTACACTCATGTGGTATGACGAGTATGGCTTCTTACCATATAATGATGTAATCTACATGAATGCAGCTCCTGCATTTAAGACAGCTTCTATGATAGCAAAACAAAATGGTGCTCCGCATGGTATTGTTATAACAACAACACCTGGCTTTATGACAACTCCTGAAGGTCAGGAAGCTTACCATACTAAAGAGATGGCTACTAAATTTAGTGAATCTTGGTATGATAAGACTTATAATGAATTAATTAGTATTATTAATGCAAATACCAAATCAGACTTTATATATATTAAATACACATATCAGCAATTAGGCTGTACTGAAGAATGGTTTAATGATGTATGTAAACTTCTTAAAAACTCATGGCCGGATATTCGAAGAGAAATCTTGCTTGAATGGGCTACTGGTGTTGAAAACTCACCATTTAAAGAAGAAGATCTTGACACAATCAGCGGTCTTTTACGACAGCCAATTAGCGAAGTTTACTTACTTGGTAAATATCGCTTTGAAACTTATCTCCAAGCAGATACTAGAACTTACCCTGCATTGATAGGTGTCGACGTATCTGGCGGTTATAAACAAGATAGCTCAACCATTACTGTAGTAGACTCATTGTCAACCAAAGTACTTGGTTGTATGAACTGTAATTATATTAGTACTCTTGATTTGGCAAGATGTATTGAGTTTATTGTTAAGAATTGGATGCCTAATGCTATCGTCAATGTAGAACGAAACGGTGGTTTCGGTGCTACTGTTATAGCTAAGCTTATGAAGATGGGTCTTAAGAGAAATCTTTATTATGAAATAAAAGATATTGTTGTTGAAGAACGACAAGATGGTGTTCATTCATATAAGCAAAAGGTTCGTACAAAAGTATATGGACTTACATCTACCAAAGCAATCAGACAACTTCTTATTGATATATTACTTGAACGTGTAGAAAATCATAAAGATAAAATCATATCTCCAATTATCTATAATGAATTATTAGGTATGGAGATTAAGCGTAATGGTAAGATAGAACACTCTGCTAGCACGCACGATGACCAGGTATTCTCAATGTTAATGGCTCTTTATATGTGGTATGAAGGCGTTAATATGGCCGAACGTTTTGGTATGAAAAAGACATCTATTAAAACTGATGATGAGATAGATGAGCAGATTGATTACTATAATGATGACACTGTAGAAATTGTAGAACACTTCAATCAACAAGATGAATTACATGAAGAAATAGAAAAAGATCTACAATCTGCAATTGCTGCAGGCGGTACTAGAATGCAAGACTTTATAGAGCAACGTAGAGCTGAAGAAAAAGCTAAATTCGAAGCTCTTGTTACTACACCTTTGGGTGAAAAAGCATATAGACAGACTTATAATATTCCAGATAGTGTTCCATTAAGTAATTATTTTAATGATGCCAATGGATTCACTGTACCTGATTCTGTATTATTAGGATTCTATGCTGATGGAAATGCTATATTTGATATGACGGAAAGAGTAAGTGTTTCTGTAGCATCTGATGATAATCTTGGAGCTTTAGAAGATGGAGAATATAGATACCAGGATCACTTTAATTTCTAATTAAAATACTTTATTAGAGGAGGATAATTCCTCCTCTATTATTTTTTGAATTTTATATAAAAAAGTACAAGTATATAAAATATAAATTTAAGGAGGTACCCTTTATATGAATATGGGAAGTGTTGAGCCATATCGTATTAATAATGAGTATAATATTAGTGAAATTTTAGCTCATTTTGGCTCTGAATATACAATGCATGCTCTTGAAGATAAGTTAGATCATATAGATTATACTTCATCACTTATCGAACCTAATTTTGTTAGTGCTTATGAAAATAATTTTAAACTTATGGAAGAAGAATATCCTGGAGATAGTTTAAATATCAGATCAGTGCGAGAAGAAGTATATAGAGATATTATTAATCTTTTATGTAAAAAATTTAATTTATCTTTTAATAGTGCAGATGATACAATTGATTTATACACAGCAGCATATTATTTGTATGATTTCTTAGTTTGTAATAGAAATAATATTATGGTTAATTTCTTTACAGCATTTATTATAAATAATAAAGATACTCTATATAATATTTTAACACAAGAGGACTTAAAAAAGAATAAAGATAGTTCTTCAGCATACGGAAAAAGAGTTTATGTTGATCCTAAATATATTGCAATTAGTGCAAACATTCCTAGAATTATAAACTATATTAGCACATTTGATATTCAGCTTAATAATATTTTCCAAAGCACATATGTAGATTTTAATATAGTGCAATTTCTTGATAATGCATTTGCTGACAATGGTAATTTCTTTAAAGATTATTATTGTAGCGTTGTAAATAATATAGAAATGGCACCAATTATTATTATAAATATAAGACTTGCATTACAACGTCTTGTTGGAGATATTAGTGCATCACATATTGATGAGCTTATAACATCAGATACAATAGAAGAAAATAAATAAATTATTTTAAGGAGAATAATTTTATGAACGAAGAAATTAAAAATGAAGAAGTAAATACAACTCTTACAGATGAACAGGTTCACCATATTTATACTGAATTATCTGATGTAGATAAAGAAAGTATGGATAATTTAGCAGCTGCTAAAAAAGAAACAGAGGAAACTGTTTATACATCAGAGGATAATACTGAAATAACTGAAGAATTTATATCTGGAGTTACTATATCTGAAGTTGAAGACATTAAAGAAAATGAAGAAGATGTAAAAGATGCTCTTAGTGGATATGATTTAGATAATGAATCTATGATGCAAATGCTAAATCTTATCAATGATTATAAAGCCGGTAAACAAACTAATTTATATTCTAAATTACCTGAATCTTTTAAGAAACTTGTTGATAATATGGTAGCAAGTGAAAATGTACCTAAAAATCAAAAAGTAGCAATGAGAAATGAAGCAGCTAAAATACTTATAGATAGCTTTATTAATGATGCTAAAATGTCAGCCACTATAGATGAATTTTCCGCAGAATTAAACACTGCCATATGTGAAATGAATTCAGAATATGATAAAATGATTTCAGATGCAATGGATGAAACATTTAGCAAAATAGAAGAAATCAGAGCAGAAGATCCAGAACAAGCTGAAAAATTGGAATCGATTAAAAATGCATTTGATAATGCTTTAACATTTGACAAACAGCTTGAATGGATTAAAATGATGCCAGCAAATGCTCTTAAAAAACTAGCAGATAAAGAGTACAGTAATTACGTTAGACAATTCAACACAAGAGTAAATAACAATACTTTTGGAGTTACAATTCCCGATGTTAGTGAACTTCTTCCTATAATTAAAGCTGCTTTTGATGGTAAATATAGTGGTAATACTATTAAAAAGTTTATATTAGCAATATGCAGAACTTCTGCTAATCCTAATGATCTTGCTGGTACTGCATATAATTATAGAATAGTTTCTAGTATTTACAGATATAAGTTTACAGCAATAGACGAGAAAGGTGAAATTATCTTTAGGAATATCTCCAAGGTTATTGAAGAAATCTAGGGAGGTAACTTAGTATATGTATAGTCATATTATAAATGGTCATTACATGTTTGGTAATACATTTATTCAACCAGAAATGTATAGATACAATAAAATTCGCCATCATTATATGGCACCTGCTAAAAGGCCTATGCCGCCATATCCTGATATGGTTAATAGACCAATTCAATGCCCTAATGCAGGTGCAGCTGGATGCTGTTTGGCATATGAGGATAATGGTACTAAAGTAGATGCACCATATACAGATTCTAATAAAGACGGTGCTAATAAATGTGCTGATTGTAAAGATTGTCCATTCTCATCAGATGGCATCATAAGAGATCCTTTATTAACAAATTTAGTTAATATAGAAACTTCTGTAGTGAAGACTCTTAAAATTACTTTATATGGAACTTCAACAGAACAGGATAAAACTATTGAGATGAAAACAGGTGGTCGTTACGCTGTTACATATATAACTGAACATGGCCTTGTAACATCTGTAGGATATCTTGAATTGATTAGCGATAGCGTTCCAGACGAATGCACTAGATATATTAATACTACTAATGCAGCAGCTGTATCTACAGCTTATATAGGAATGGATTGTTCTACTGAAGGGCATTCTGATAAAAGAAAGATTTATATATCTACTATAAGATCTATACAAGTTCTTGCTGAAGGTGAAGAGCCGGAAACTCCAGAAGTTAAATCAATGAGAGAAAGACTTCAATCATTATTAGATGCTATAGAAAAAGGCGAATTAGTATTCTGTGATGATAATTGCGGTGTTGGAACTGAAGAAATTAAACCATCAGATCCTGAAGACAATTATGATGATGGCGATGATGGTTTTGATGTTGAAATTATAGGATAAATATAACCCATAGGGATCACTCCCTATGGGTTAAAATTTCGGACTTTAAAATAAATATAAGAGGAGGTGCTATGCCATGGATTTTTTTAAAACTGTTAAAGATAAAGTTATATTTAGCGGAGATGGCGAGTTAATTTACTATGTTCCTGAGAAGTATTTTGAAATTAAAGCGGCTGAAGCTGTAGGTGAACGAATTGGCACAATAGGTATATTTACATATGCTGTATTTGATAAAAATGGTAAAAGACTATTATTAAAACCATTTAATTGCCCTACAATGATAGAATGTATTCCAAATTCTATAACTAAAGAAGCTAATTATACTTTAGAAGGTACAAAAGAACCTAAAGCATACAGATTACTTCATTTTAAAAATGGCGATGAATTAATTTGTTCCACACAAATACCTGTAGATTTTGCAGTATTGGAAAAGTTTATTAATATATTCAAACGTGGTAATTTACCAGAGAATATTCCTTATAATCAAATACAAGATTACATACTTAAAAATGCAGAATTATGTAAATTTGATTATAAAGTATCAGCTCAAATTATAGGTATGGTTATATCTGAAATATACCGTAGTGAAAGTGATCTTAGTAAGCCATTTCGTATTGCTGATACAAATGATATGCTAGCATACAAAGCAATTTCTATAGATAAGGTTCCAAAGTACACTTCTGCGTTTACTGCGGTAACCTCTGATAACGCAGATGAAGCTATTGCAGCTGCTATGACATCTAAGACTCATAAGGATTCTCCATTAGAGAAGATAGTCATGGTATAGCGGCTTTTATAAACATATCAGTAAAGCTAACGCTTTAGTTTATTTATAAATAAATTAAAAACAACTATAAGGAGGTAATACCAATATGAAGGGTTATCCTAAATCTCGTTTTGAGATTGTTAATCAGTTACAAACTCAGACTAT